GTGTTTAGATGCGGTAGGTATGTAACCTTGTATAGAATATGCATATTCACCTCCTACATCTATTTAGACATTTCAGTTTTTCTAATAGGTGTCGTGGTTAAAAATGTTTTCCAAATAAACAGTAAACAACGAACCACTTGTCTGGTGGATTCTCAATCCAATATGGATTTACACGAAAAGAGAGTTCCCAGTCTCTTGAAAACTGGAAATGTCTCTTTCCAAAACGAATGTTGAACCACAGATTGCTCAAATGAAACCTACCTTTCTTGTCTTAGCAGATTCTGCTTGGGCAGATTGCTGGTTGAAGATCTCAGCCAGTGTATACTTCTGAGTTTCCTTACCACGTGGACGAATTGGTAGTTCAACACCAAGTTTGTCAGCGAGGTTTTGTGCTTGCTGTACGTCAAGTGCATCGAATGTGACGATATCAAAGCAACGTCCTGGACGAACAAGTGCACTGTCAATATCACGAACGCTTGGTAGGTTGGTAGAGAAAATCATCTTCTTACCTTTGGTAGTCACAAGACCATCACCTACGTTTAGGAATCGGTGCATCATTGTATTACCATCGCTACGAGATTTCAAGAATGCATCGCTATCTTCAAGAACCATAACTTCGGCATCATCTTCGATAAAGCGAGCAAAGAAGCCATCCTTTTCAAGAATGCCTGAGTCATAGGTTACGATTGCAGATGCGTTACGATGTGCAAGCAGACCACGAATGAATGTAGTCTTACCAGTTCCAGGTGGTCCAATTAGGAGAAGGATGTTTGCGTTGCTGTCCATGTAGCGATCGTAGTAATCTTCTAGAGATTCATCGCCAAGGAATGGATACATTTCTTTGACAGGTAGTCGTGCACGATTTAGTGGTACGTTGACAGAGTTACCATCACCACCATAAACCCATTCGATGTAAGATGTCACAACATCGAACTTTGATTCGACAATCTCAATCATGTCATCGCAGTAGTCAGCGTCACCAAATGCACGAACTTCAGTTGAGTTGCTGTTCACAGAGAACTTGATGAAGTTGTTAGTTTCACGTTCAACGATGAACCCAGTTGATGAGTTTGTTTGTGCAAAGAGGTTGTCTTTGAATTGAACTTCTGCCCAACGCTTCCATGTATCACGGTTAGCAAGGACAGTTGTTTCACGTTGCACAGTTGTCTTATTGGCAAGGAGACGTTTCTGAACGATCTCAGAAGTTACGAGATCCTCAATGTCACTCACACCAAGGAAGATATTGTTATCAGTGTTTTCCATAATCTTTTTCACATTCAAAATGTTATCATAAGTGTCCCACGTTGGACGTCTTAAAAACTTCTTACCAAATTTTCTACTTCTTCTTATTGTGCTTCTACGAAGTCTCTGAGATATTGATGGTCGTTCAACAACATCAATCCCCAGATTCCTCAGCATCTGACTTACCGAGTTGGTCATCATTATCACCTAAAAAATCGTCTAAATCAACTTGTTTCTTTTTGCGTTTTGCTTTCTTGCGTTCAATGAAGTCATCCAGCTGATGGTTTTGTTGCATGAACTCCATGTATTGGTTATGGAACTCTCGATCTTCATCTTGCTCTTGAGTTTCAAACATCTCAAAAGGCATGTCCATAATCAACTTACCTTTAATATAACTCTGTTTCTTTTCCTTGGCAATCCTACGCAAGAATGCATAGTAGATAATCTGTGTGAAGTATGCAAAAGGATTGTTGGACTTCGTTGGATCAAAGTTATCAATATACTGAATGCAGTTCTCCACACCATCAAGAATCATATCCTCTCGATACGAGTAGTTTATAAAGTTGGGTTTGTAGGAGAGATGGGTAGCGATCTTTAAAATACACTCACCGATGTAGTTGCTGACAACAGGTTTGGGTAATCCAAGTTCTTCTGCTTCTTTGTTCTTAGCCTTCATCTCTACGATTGCTGCTAAGAAGTCAGCGTTATTTACATAGTGTGCCATACATGGTTGTTCCTCATTTAGTTCAAGTTATTCATAAGTATACATCAACTACAACTGCAAGGCAAATCTAATTCATTACAAAATAAATTTGCTTTTTTATTTGTCTTGAGGCATAATTCAGGGTGTCTAGGGATGATTATGATACATTAGTTTAGTGTATCGTTTCCATCGACTAAGAACTTCAGTTTCTCTTTCCAGTCGATTTCTTCCTCTTCTCCAAGAATGCCTTTGAGTTGTTGAACTGCCTTTCGAGCAGTTTCGGGAGTCATCTCGTCTTCCCAAGATAACGCTTCTTCTTGACCATTTGGAACGAACAGAGTTGTGTTTTCATGTTCGTTCACAATTCTCTGATAGTGGGGGATGAATACGTGGTGCAACTTCTTCATAAAAAGAATGTTGTTCTTTGGGATTACAAAATCAGATTCATCCGTGAATGCACATAGAGGTGCAGCTGTGAGGTGTTCTTTACCTGCTTCAAAATTCATTATGGATCTCATTACCATTGGGTGTTCAACGAGAACATGCTGATCATCTTCATTACGCAAGACTGCCATCACATTCTCACCAGATGTAAGTTTGAATACAACGTAAAATTCATCACCAGTTAGCATATCTCCACCTCTACAATCTTGACCTTAAATTCTTCTTCAGCGTAGGTCTTATAACGCTCTGCAGCATGGTTAAGAGTATGGTTCTTCCAAGACTTCCAATGCAGATCGTCAGCAATATCAAATAATTTACAAGACGCTTTACCGTCTTTCAATCTCAAGCCACGACCAATACTTTGCAGGTTACGAATCTTGGACTTGCTTGGCGATGCGAAGATGACATTCTCGATAGACGGTATATTGATCCCAGTTGAGAATGTACCAAAACTAGCAACAATAATTGCATCACTTTCTTGTTCAGTGATATGACGGATAGATTCACGATCTGTTACATCTGTTCCACCATATACAAAGAACACTTTTCTATTATCGTGTACTTTTCCTCTGATCATCTCATAGAGAATCTTGCCATGTTTTTCAACATACTGAAAGAGGACAAGAGTATTACCTTTGGATGCTACGGCTAAATTGCGTATGAATTTATTACGCTTTTCGTTGGTGACTAACCAATCCATCTCTTCTTGATACGTCTTGTTTTTTCTTTCTTTACGAACCTCGTCTGAGTATTTCAGAATCAGACAAGTAATATTTAGGCTAGACAATCTTCCAGAATCCATCAACGCTTTGGTTGATGTTACTTTATGTACTGGACCAAAAATACCTTCAAGCACTAACTGATGAACTTTCTTGTTATCAAGAGTACCAGTTGTACCAACACGATAGCGAATATTGTCCATCTTTTCCATAGTGGAAGTTAAAGACTTCGCTTTGAATTGGTGTGCTTCGTCACCGAAGATTACATTGAATTGTTTGAACCAAGACTTTGGTTGTAGATAGATGGATTGCCAAGTAGTGATTAACACATCCTTAGTAAATTCTTTTGGGAAGCCACTGTAAAGTTTTTGGCAGTGGCTCTTAACTGACCAGTTGTTGACAGAAGAATAATCTTCGAAGTCAGAATACATCTGCTCAACAAGAGATGTAGTTGGTACAATAAGAATGCACTTGCGACCTTCAGCAATGTGATGGCGCATTACAGAGTAAATAATAAATGACTTACCAGAGCCAGTGGGAGATAATAGGAGTGTTCTTTCTTCGTTGACTGCCTTTTGAATAGCGTCAATCTGATAGTCACGAATCTCAATCTTCTCTGGCAGTTCTAATGCTTTGACGAAAGTTTCAACATCATCATGTGTGATGTTATTTTTAGTGTAAACGCTCTCGCCTTTATGTGTTAGGAGATAATCGTTGCGTTCACAAAACTTTTCGATGTAGTCAAGCAGACCGATGTAGATGGTCTTTCTTATTGGATCTAATAATCTTACACGTCCATCCCAGAGCCTTGCTTTATATTGTGGAGTAAATTTTGCTCCAGGATATTCATATGTGAAGAAATCAACCATCTCTTGTTCAATAGATGGTTCTGAGAATACTCTCATGTAAACTTCATCAAGTTTCTCAATTGTTACTACGTTTTGTATTTCGTTCTGCATTTTTTCTGCGAATACCTTCACTCACTGCCCAGCAAGGAACATTTTCCACTGGATGGCTGACTTAATTTGCCAGTCTCTGGCTTTGATTTGCTGAAGAATAGATTCTAAAAGATAAATCATAGTCTCAAGATACTTAATCTTGACCTCAAGAGAATTTAGGTCTTCATCTCCAGTGAGGAATTCATCCATCTCATTCTTGAGTGGTTTAATACCTTGCCACTGATCCCAGTTACGCTCTTTCAATTCATCACGTGACATCTCGCCACGGAAGTAACGGAATTTATTTTTGCGTGCTAGGTTATAATCAGATTGAAGTTTAGTATGCTTGAGTTTTACTTGTACAAGCATCTTAACATATTTGGCGTGGAGTTTTGGAGTGGCAACAGATTGTTCACCGAGATAGTTGTCATCAATCTCAGCGTCTGCTTCCCACATTTCTTGCAATTGTTCAATATTCATAATAACCTCAAAATTGTTATAGAGTAATTATACCCCATCCATTACAAAAAAGCAAATTTGCCTTACAAGAATTTGTAGTATGTATACTTAAATGTTGCATTTCCAACCAGATACTGAACGTCTGTGTTAGTTGATTGGAAAGATAGTGACCCAAGAGTAGTTGGGTATAGGTCAACAAACTGAACTTGCTTTGCAACTTTGTTTGTACCAGTTAGAATTGATAGCGTACCATCAGAATAGTTCTTTGCTAGTTCTGAGAAGTGAGTGTTGTCTGTTGCAACGTAGTCAGTGTATTGTTCATGTTTGATTGGAAAACCTAAACCATTCATCCAATTAAAGACTGCTTGGTAGTTTGCCATCTCTGAATCAACTAGGAATTGTACACGCAACTCACCGAAGTTTAACATCTCTCCTGGAACTGGAACAATAGTTAGTGGTGTTGCTTGTTCAATGTCACCAAGATCTACTTCAGGAAGATCTACTTGCTGACAGAAGAAATTAACCTCTGGTAACTTAGCGATGCTAAGCATAAAACCATTAGGTGAAAGTGGCACAATGTTGTCAGGAAACGGACAACTGATTGTATATGGGTTTGGTGTAATATTGATAGCCATACGATTATTTATCCAAATAAAAAAGAGGGATCTCGAAAGACCCCTCTTTAAGTACCGCTCTACGTCGGCTCAGTAGCCAACCTAACGATTACATTAGGTTAGAAACCTTAACACGACGGTAGTAGTAGTTTGCGTTAGCAGTTAGGTTGTCCTGACCGCTAGTACCATCGTCAAGGTTGACGAATGGGTTAGCAACTAGACCGTAACGAGTCTTGAAACCAATCTTTGGTTGGAAGCTGTTTGGATCAACAGCACGAACCATTTGTAGAGGTACGTATGGGCAGTAGAACAGACCAGCATCAAATGCTGACTGACCCTTGTAACCAACTACGAAGAATTGAGTTGAAGATACGTTTGCAGTGTATGGGTCAACGAACACTTTATACTTACCGTTTAGAACACCAGCGTAAGTAGTTGAAGTGTCATCAACAGTTAGATCGTTCTTGCCAGTTAGACCAGATGAGTAGTCTAGAACACCAGCCATCGCTAGAGCAGACGCAACGTCAGCAGAAGTGATGATGATGTTACCACGACCACGACGAGTTTGTTGACCGATGGCATTGGCTTCACGTTCGATTTGGAACATTAGACCCTTGAACTTTTCAACTGACCAACGACCGTTAGAGTCAGTATCTAGGTCGAAAGTACCAGCAGTAGTAGTACCAACTGCAGCACCTGCTTTAGCAGTCTTGTAGATAGTACGGATAACTTCACGGTTGATTTCAGCAAGAATCTCAGTTGAAAGGATGTTGCTTAGTTCACCTTCAGCATCAAGACCATGAACAGACTTCATATCTTGTGCTAGTTCGATTGAGTATTCAGCCTTTAGAGCACGAGTCTTAGCAGTTACGCTAGTCTTCTCGATTGAGAATGCCATTTGACCGAATGAACCGTCACCTGAACCACCTTGACCTAGACGCTCACCGTCAGCAGTTGCTAGACCAGTACCAGTAGTTTCTGAACCACCGAAGTCATAAACACCTGAGTGAGTACCAGTACCTGAGAAGTCTGAATCTGCTTCGTTGAATAGAGCCTCAGTACCACCTTGTGAAGTGTAACGAGACTTCATTGCGAAGATTAGACCAGTTGGTTGAGTCATTGGCTGAACACCGCAAACGTCATAAGCGATCATTTGTGGCATTGCACGACGAACTAGGCTGATTAGAACTGGATCGAACTTAGCGAAACCAGCAGTGTCAGGATATGAACCAACAGCGTTCGCTGGAGCAGCTTCGAAAAGTGCTTCACGTTGCTTTTGCATTTCACGTTCTTGGTTCTCTAGAAGAACAGCAGTAACTTCCTTACGGTAGTTATCACGGATTGCTGGGGCAGATTCGTGGTTTAGAACTGGTGCCCACTTTTCCATTAGTTGTTGACGAGTAGTCATGTTTTTATTCCTTATTTTACGATTTTGTTGAGTGCTGACAGATATGAAGCGATAGTTGGATCAACTTCTGGCTTCTTTTCTTCAGTTAGTGTTTCAACTGGAGTATCTGTAACTACTGATTTAACATCAGCTGCTTTGGTTGTGAAATAATTTTCACGGATAGTCTTTACTTTAGTTTCAAAAGTAGATGCATCTTCGTAAGAAAGTTCTTCTACTAGACCTAGGAACTTTTCAGTTTCAATGTCAGTAAGACCTTCGCTTACAGTCTTAACGATTTCTTGACGTTGTGCTTCTGCGATTGTCTTAGACATTTCAACATTAGCAGCAACTTGCTCGTTAAGTTTTGCTTCTAGTTCTTCAACTTGCTCTTCTAGTGAACCAACTAGATCGAATTTCTCTTCAGGAATATCGATATAGTGTTCTTCGAAAAGACTCTTTAGACCACTTACAAATCCTTCAAGAATGTCGGATTTGATACCACGCTCAAGGGCAATTTCATTCTGTGCCATCCACTGCTCGGCAATATAACCGAGATATCCATCAACTTGTTCAACAAGACCCTCTGTATTCTTTTCAACTTGCTCAGCAAGTTTACTTTCGAATTCTTCTTCTAGACGAGCAACTTCTTGATTAACACGAGCCATAACAGCTGCTTCAAAAATAGTAGTTGCTTTGTCTTTAAATTCTTCTGTTAATTCTTCGCCATTGAATAGTGCATCCATGTCTTCCTTAACACCCTTGACAGCAGTACCCTTGCGAACAACTTCTTTGTCGCCAGCAACGCTAGAAGCAGTAGCTGGGTTAGCAACCTTAGAAGTAGCATCTTCTGCATCGTCTTGGTCGTCTACGTTGTTACGGGCATTGTCTGGGTTTGGTGTTTCACCACCATTTGGAACTGGGTGTCCCTGACGAATTACTGATTGGTCGCCAGCAGAAGCATTCTCTTTAGTAGATTTGCTTCCACCTTCATTGCCATGGATCTTTGCTTCGGCAAGGATCTCAGCGATTTTTTGTTCGATTGACATCGTTTTCTCCTAACTGGATAAGTTCTATTAAATTATTTATTATTTATCTGATTTTACTCAGGAAATTTTGGAAAGCGATCATCTTCGCTTCCTGCAATTCTTTTGAAGAAGCCTTACGAATAAACTTCTGAGTTTCTTCAATATGTTTTTCCACAAACTTTCCATCAACGAAAACCCACTCTTTGTTCTCCATAATCCCACGAACGTAGGCATCTGGAGCAGATGGGTCAGCAACGATGTCAGCTGCTGTTGACAGCATAAAATCGTCTTGAACAATGGAAATACCCTCATTGTTTGTTTTGAGGGATCCAAGTGCTCTGGATGAAACACCAAGGTTTGCACCGCCATCTAGTAAACCACGTGCAATGTTACCCATTGGAGTTTCAAGAATCTTCGCTTTACCGATATAGTTGTGACCTTCTTTACGTAGATCTACGATTAGGTGTGAAACACGGTCAAGATTGATGCTTGGATTTTCTGGATGACCTAGTTCACCGTATGCTCGGTTGTTCTTAACTTGTTCTTGCATATAGCGAGCAACTTCTTTATCCATAATGTCTTCGCTATACATACGCTTATTGCGGTTAACAATATTAGACTGAAGGAAGATACCCTCAATGTAATATTGCTTACCTTTGCCAAGTCCTTTGTCTTCAACAATGAACTTGGTTTCGTTAATGTCTTCTCTGATTAGTTTCATTTTTATACCTTATCTGGAGAACCACTTAGTGTAGTAGATGCGCCAACACGAGTGCGGTCATCGTAAGCACCGTAAGTAGATTCTTCAACTTTAGTTGCCCAACCAGCTTGTTTACGTAGAACTAGAATACCAGTAACGTCTGTAGCTGCACCATTAGTAACAACGATGTCGCTAGTGTTCTCGATGTTTAGTGGAACACCCCATGTATTAAATTCTAAGTATGGTGCGTTTTCTGGTGCGCCAGCAATAACAAGTTTAGCATTACGAGTAACTGTTACTTTAGAATCTAGTGCACCACTAACAGACCACTTAACAATATCAACAACAGGAGTTCCGCCGACGATAAGTTCTTGGGTTGCTGCTGCTAATGTATTGATAGTGATAGTGCCTGACTCTGCTGCAGAAGATGCGAAGTGAATCACAGTCTCCTGATTTGTATTCTTTAGTGTTGTGAAGGTCATTGCCATCTTAGTTTTCCTCTAATTTGCTTAGTACATGCATAAAGTTCTTTTTGTTCTCACGCATGTATTCAATAATCTCAGATTGATTCTGTAATAGATTATTTAGTCGCTCTTGGGTGTTCTCACTAATTGCTACAATGCTATCGTCCTTTAGAACATAGTGTAGTTTATTTTCAATCAAACGATCAAGTTTGTTAATAGAGCGAATTTCTTGCACAACTGGATCGACTGAAAACATGTTTGAAGAAGCAAGCTGTTTGTATGATTCTACTAATGTATCTGTTACTTTAATATCGTGGTATTCTCTAATAATATTAGCGATTGTTTTCTCAGATAGTTCTTCGTATAGTTCTTTAGTTGCTTGCTCCTCCAAAGAGGGTGTGATGGATCTGGTGTCAAACGCACCAGATTCCTTAAATTTAGCAATGAACTCTTTATATTGCATTATTCTTTAGGGATTTCAACAACAACCTCTTCAGAAGCAGATTGCTCTGGTTCTTGTTTTGGCTCTTGTGGTTTCTCAGTGAAAATGTTAGAAGTCCCACCGAGACCCATTGCAGCTAGAGATTGTTGTACTAAATCAGTCATTACTGTGTAACTTTTGTTTGATCGTCAACTACTACTTCTTCAGCAGCTTGTTGAGCATAGTCTTCGCGAAGCCTATGCGCATAGTCTTCGTGTTCGTCAGCTTTCATTGCGTGTTGATTTGCCACGTAAATGCGACCTTTATTGTTACTCCAATGTTCCATTGCATCGTGGTGGGCTGACATATGTTTGTGGTAAGAGAAGTGGTCGCCAGATTTGCGTGCTTTTTCTGCAGCTTGCTTATGATCTTGAGCGTCGAAGTAAGGTTTATCAGCTTCAGAATTACCACGATAACCTTCTTCTAGTTCTGCTTCTTCTTTGATCTTCTTACGCTTTGATAGTTCTTGGCTAACACGCTTTAGTTGTGCAGCAAACGCAGGTGCTGGTCGCTCTTCATCTTTGTGAGAATCCCAGTGCTTCTGTAGCTTTTCAGTTGACCATTTGCTTAGGTCTTCATCTAGTTCTTGTTCTTCTTTAACATCTTGAACAGCAGGGTGCTTAGGATTAGTTTTCTTAATATCTTTCAACACTTTTGTTAGATCTTCTCTAGCCTTCTTTTGCTCAGGTGTATCTAAAGGAGAGTCATATGCTTCATTCTGCTGTTTAGGTAGATTTGAAGAAACAGTAAACTTATGTACCTTACCACCGCTTGACTTATCAGCTTGGAAGTGAACTTCTTTACCATCGTTCTTTGTTACTTTACCAGAGATCTTGTCACCAGTGCCATGAGCATAGAAGTCAGTTTGGTTACCAACTTTGTGCATCTTAGCGTGGTCTGGATGCATAACACCTTGTGATGCATATTCACGACCATTGATGAACGCTTCATCTAGATCGGTTTCTTCGTTAGCCATTTGAGCAGCACGACGTTGAGCAAACATGTTTGAAGCAACTGCTTGGCGCATGTCATCGATCTTTGCAGATAGTTTCTCAGCCATTGCAGCTGCGAACGCTTGTTCTGTTGCTAGTGCATCGCCAGACTTAATGGCATCAACTAGGTTATTCACTGTTTCACTCATTTATTTCTCCTTAATTTGGCCAAGTGTCTGATTTTTGCTTAGACGCTTTGCTTTTCTGTTGTGTTGTTTGGGTGTCTTGTCCAGCATCTTGCTGAGTATCTTGTGCCTGATCAGGTTGTCCTTGATCAGCAGGTTGTGCTTGTGCTTGCATAGCCATTTGTTGTTGCGCTTGTTGCTGTTGCATTTCTGCTTGGGCATCCATCGCTGGCTGTTGCATTGCTGCTTGAACCTCACCTTGGTTAGTAGCAATCTGTAGTAGTTGCTTCTGTTCCTTAGCGATCTGCTTATCCATTTCCTTAATCTCATCAGCATCCATACGTAGGATGTTCTTCTTGGCATAATCCATTGAGTAGTATTTGCCAACGTATGGGTCAATAATTTGTAGGAGAGCCATGCGAGATTGCATAATCTCAGAATCACGCAGTTCAGCGTAGTGATTGTCTTCTAGGTAATCGTACTTAATATTATAGACGATGTCATCCCAATCATCAGGAGTGATAATGCCTTTAGCGATTAACTGAACACGAAGTGCGTTGCTGAATAGAACAGAGAACTTCTTACGAAGTCTAACAATAAACTTATTGAACTTAATTTCATCACGATTGATTTCTTGCGAACGACCAATTGAGAAGCCTTGTGATTGTTGTAAACGGCTCGCTGGTACGTTCAATGCGTGATATAGTTTGTTCTGGAAATATTCGATGTCTTGGATCTCACCTAGATTCTGACCACCTGGAAGAGTAGTAATTTCTGTACCCTTACCACCCTCACGACGAGGCATCCAGAAGTCTTCCATCATTGATAGATGACGACGATCGTCACGTGTTTCACCAGTAGTTGCATCATAAACAATTTTGTTACGGAACTTGTTCATGATGTCAGAAACATACTGCTCTGCTTTTAACTTTGGTAGGTTACCAACGTCAACGTAGAAAATACGACGTTCTGGTGCACGTGAAATACGATAGATGACTAAAGAGTCTTCAATCATCTTTAATTGATTAACTGGCTTGATCGCTTTGTGTAGGTAGGACATAGCCATACCAGTATTTGGATCAAAGAAACCAGATGGAACATAAACGACTGAATCTAGTGCTAACTTAACACCATGAGTCGTTTGTTCAGTAATTCCTTTGTCGTTGTATAGGTAGTATTCTTCAACTTCCTTAACGACTTCAACACCCTGTGGGGTGCGTTCTTTTTTGATGTTCTTAATGCGACGAATCTTACGAGGGTCAATGTAACGTAGTTCTACGATACCCTTTTTGATGTTTTGTTCGTCAATAAGAACTTGATAATATAATCTACCATCAATGTACCAAGCACGAAATGTTTCATGTGCACGTTCATTGAATTTTAAGATCTTTAGGACATTATCAAATTCTTGTCGAATTTTATTCTTGATGTTGTCAGATACATCTACTTCATCAAGCACGATTTCAACTGAGCGACGATCTTCATCTGCAACAATTGCTTCGTTTACGATATCTTCAATTGCGCCATCACAATCGGAATATTGTGCAACTTCACGATAACGACGAATAAGATCGTTTTCGTTTTTGATTACGCCTTCGAGATCCATGACCATACCGTAGTACCCACCAGCATTTACGCCAGTGTTAACTACGGTTGCGCCTGTCTCAATAGGTGACGGTGGCACCACCGAAGGTAGTGCCACATCGTCCTGTTTACGCTTTATCTCAAAACCAAAAATCTGCATTATGTAATTGCCTTAATTAAATATTATAGCGGGAAACTGCCAACTGGAGTGTCGATAGAAACATTGACACCGAAGCCAGAAGTTGCGCCAGTATTTGAAGTAAAGAAGTTGAAAGTAAACTCTACGTCAAATTGTTCAATAGCATTTTGTTGTTCATAGTCAAGACCGATTGCAGAGATAGCAGTTGGGTAAGCATCAACGAACTTGTAAGTCTTGATGGTTGCGCCATTGCGGTCTAGTTGGTGTACAAGCAAGTCAACTTGGTAATCAGTAGGATTAGTACGACCATTAGTGGTGTTGTAATTCTGAATACCAGATTGCCACTGCTCAAGAGCGTTACGAATACCGAAAGTAGTATCGTTGTAAATTGTTACTGTCCATGGTTGGAAAGTACGCTCGCCAGCAAAGTTCACTGGACGACCACGGTATAGAACTGGTAGGTTCTCTACAGTAGATGCTGGTAGTTGTGCAGCCTTACATAAGAACTGAGCACGTTGACCAGCAACTGGTCCAAGTGTAACGTATGACGGGAATGTCATTTCAACACGGAACTGATTAGGACGAGCACCGCCCCCAATCATTTGCGCTTTAAAATCAGCAATATTTGCCATTTAATTCTCCTTGTGTTCTCTCTTATTTATCCCAGATTACGCACCGATTTCTGAGAAGTTAATCGCAGAACGAGCAGCAACGAAAGTAAGAGTGATAAAGTTGATTGAACGATTTGGCTTAACGAAGATGTCAGCAACGAATTCGTTACGGTCAATAACTTCGCCAGTGTTGTTAGACTCATCGCACTTAACAACGAAATCAGTAATACCACGACGACCTTGAACATCACGGAGGAATGGCTCTACTAGGTTCTTGAACTGAGCACGAGTGAAACCATCGTTGAACTCGAATAGTTGGAACTTAGCAGCTGTAGCAATCGCCTTTTCCATAACGATGAATAGACGACGCACGTTGATACGATCGAACGCACTTGGCTTAGCCAATAGAGTCTTGTCACCGAATAGAACAGTACCTTCTCCTGGGAAAGTAACGACTGGGTTAACACCGTTCTTGTATAGGTTGTCACGCATTGTCTTGTTTGGATTAACAGCAAGACGAACAACATTCTTGATCTGACCACGGTTCAGACCACCTGGAGACCACCATGGATCGTTAGTGTAGTCAGTACGTGCGCATAGACCAGCAACGTCACCGTTTAGTGGAACATAACGGTACTTATCATTGTAACGGTCATACTGGTACTTGTAACCAGAGTCAAGAACTGCGTAAGAAGTGCTTGGTAGTTCGTTACGGTATGCATTGATTTCATCTACTTGAGTAGAAGTAGAACCAATGATAATATCACCAGAAGTAATATTCTGTGGTGAAGCGAACACAACGCAATCTAGACGAGTTTCAGCAACATTGTTGATAACATACTCAGTAGTAGTTGCAGATGCTTTACCCATGATTACTAGGCTGATGTCATATAGTTCTGCGTTAGCGAATAGTTCGTAAGCAGTTTGTTGCTGACCATCAGTTAGAGTGAAGTTATCAGTACCACCAGTTAGTGAAATAGTAACGTCAGTTAGTAGGTTGCTAAAGTTTACATTAGCAGCATCGCTACCCCAATCAGCTACACCAGTTGGATGATCCATCCACCAGATATATTGTGAACGAGCATTTAGAACGTCTTTGTAATAGTTGTTAGTACCGTCTGCTTTCTTAGCATCACCAGCTTTAGAAACAAAAGCGAACTTCTCTAGAATTGTACCTTGTGTACCAGTGATCGCACCATCTTCGTCAATAACGATAATGTGCATTTCATCATCAGCACCACCAACAGATGCAGCGTATGGTGATGTGCTTGGTGCACCATCGAACTCATCTTCATAGTCCCAACCAGAGAAAGTTCCTGAGTCAGCTACAGAAATCTTTAGAGAGTTACCCATTGTACCTGGATATTTTGCAGCGAATGCACCAACTAGACCAGCACCATTGATGTAAGTTGATTGGTATGTTTCACCATTGATAACTTTAACACCAGCAGTAGTAACTGTAGCAGTTGCAACGGCAGTAGTACCACCACCAGCTGGAGCAGCAATAGTGATAGATGGAGCAGTTGAGTAACCAGTACCTGGAGTTACAACAGTCAGTGCAGAAATAGTAGAAGAAGCAACAGTTGCAGAAGCTGCAGCACCAGTACCACCACCACCAGAGAATGTCGCAGTAATTGTACCTTTGTATCCTGAACCACCAGTAGCAACCGCTACTGCAGTAACAGCACCGTCAGTAACAGTTACAGTAAATGTTGCACCAGTACCACCACCAGAACCAGAAACTGATAGAGTTGGAGCAGAAGTGTAACCAGAACCACCGCTAGAAACTGAAACAGCAGTAATAGCACCACCTGATAGAGTAGCGGTAATAACTGCTTGTGTGCCACCTACTTCGTCTGGAGCACCAACAGTAACAGTTGGGGCAGCTGCAGTTGATGAATAACCAACACCTGGATTGGTGATAGTAACGGCAGAAATACCACCAGTTCTATTTGCTACCGCATTCAATGATCCAGTGTCGGCACGAACTAGCAATAGGTTATTTGTATATGATAGGAAGTTCGCAGCAGTGAAGAAAGATTGGAAGTTGCTATCGTTTGGCTTACCAAAACGACGAACTAATTCATTCTCTGAAGCAACAGTAGTTGGTTCAAGAACTGGACCCCATGGGAACGCACCAGCAAAAGCACCGATTGATGAAGATACGGCTGGAACGATAGATGAGAAATCTTTTTCTACGACTGCAACGCCTGGAGATAATTGAAACGGCATTGTAATTCTCCTTGTTAATAAGTTTTACTAGACAACTTTCATGTCTACTGATTTATTTAGTTTTTACACGATTTCTAGAAGTTTAGAGGAGCCTTTTCTGGACCACCATCGTCATAGAACCCAAACGGAGTCAATTCTTCTTCGATTGCCTGCATCTGCTTCTTGTACATTACTTCTCTTAGGTTTACATTATTTAGGTCTTTGAAATACGAGTTGGTGGTTAGCCAACCGAATAAGACTAAAGGCATAACCAAGTCATCATGATAGCCTTCGTCTGCTTCGTATGAACCCTTCTTTTCAATGAAAGTTGAGATCTCGGAAATCGTGTCGGCGTCATTTACAATCAATTTGTTCTCTTCAACTAGAGCCTTAAAGTTGTGACATCCGATACGTTTAATCTTCTTATCGGTGTTCACCCCTAGTTGAGTCTTACCACCACCGAAACCTCCAGAAACTGTCTGTCCGTTAGTGTGGCGTGTAACCATCAGGATATTATCGTATTCTAATTCGCTGTATAAAATATGTGCTACTTGTTCGGAGATGTTTGTCTCCATTAGAACCCATGCTTTATTGTAATCGTTACCTACCTTATAGATGACGTTAGGATAGAGCAATGGACTAATTTCGTTGTTACGGTATTTTGCTACGATTCGATAAGGAATCTCAGTAATGTCAATAACTTGGAACGCTGAATAGTCACCACCAACACCCTTCGCCATATCGGCTACTAGACAATAAGAGTGTCCAGCCTGTGGTTCAACATAAACGTCTAGTCCATCCTTTTGGTGGATGATAGTATCTGGACTCATCTTAGCGATACAATCAGCACGAACTAAGGTTAAAGAAGAACCCAAGAAGTTACATAGAACTTCCTGTGTGAATTTTAGTTCGCCAAGTGCAGCCTTTTGTTCTGCAGCCCATGCTTCATCACGACCTGGAATTTCCCAATACGGAATAAACAATGGAACGAATCCATTGCGACCCTTTTCAGCGTCAGTCCAGAACTTCCAGAAATGGTTGTAACCAAGTGGAGTTGAAGACAATAGAATCTTCGTAGTCTGACCCGCAGAAATTGTAGGGTAAACAGAGGTGAAGAATTCTTCAGCCACGTTGTTTGGAATAATCGCTGCTTCGTCAACGTATAGTAAGTTTACAGACTTACCACGAATACCAGAACGACCAGTCGCTGCAGTGAATACCTTTGAACCATTTTCTAATTCGATGTCACCCTTGTTCCATGTCAGAACACCTTGCTGCATCCAAGCAGGTAATCCTTCATACATGGTCTGATAACGATCTAGAACTTCACGTGCAGCGTCTTTCTTGTTGGCAAGAATCGCTACGTTTTTATTTGATTGGAACAGAGTATACCAAAGGATATATGCAGCAGAAGTGGTAGTCTTACCTTGCTGACGACCTTCCATAAGAATCACACGACGATTGTTATGGATAATATCAATCTTACGTTTTTGACAATCATACAACTTGAATAGTTGTAGACCATGGTCAAGAGTTACGATGTAGCAGTAGTTCTCAATAAAGTAAATTGGATCCTGAGAACACTTAATGTACTCTTGAATAGTATCAGGGGTAAACTCAACTTGTACGCCAGCTGCTTTAAGGTTGGCGTTACTATTATAAATTTCTGCCATATTTTAGAAACCGTCTAACCAATTCTCAGTGTTAACTGTTGCAGTTGAAACATCGCCCTCAGCGGTGTAAAGTCTATTTGGGTTAGAGAAGTCTTCGTTCTGTCCAACATTCGCCATAACAGTGTCAATAACGCTACCGCTACCAGCTGATCCAAATAGATTCATTTTCATTTGGAAGTTAAGAGTATGGGTTACAAATCTACGAGTCTGAAAGTCACCATCGTATTCATCAGAAACCGCTACGCTGTTCAACACAATAGGCACATCCATAATTACATTAGGTTGTGATGTGTGCTGAATCTTTAGAGTGTATTCTGGAGTGAATGTAGGTAGGATTTGTTCTAAAATTTGTAAACCATCTTCTTGAGTTTTAGTCAAGATGTATAGTGATAAGTCAATGTTATATGGTACAGGTGTATACATAGTTGTCATATTACCAGTACCGTTACCACACTTAATTTGTTGCATACGATTCATCTTACGCATTGGATCGTAGTTGTAACCGATGATTTCAAACGACATTCTTGGCAAAGAAGTATAGGTATGATTCTCTAGGTTTGGATCTTGCTCCAAACGAACCAACCACTTTTCTTTGGGTGCATATGCTAGTGGAACTTGTAAACGCTGAACAGTAGTTCCTGTAACAGAACCACCTTCTTTTCGGTCAATATAAATGTCACTGAACAGTGTGCCGAAACCAACGATACACTTACGAATAATTCCGTGATAGAATACTTGATTGTTTAGCATTATTCTGTAAACCTAGTTTTGTCCACTTCGCCGAATGGATTCTCTGCTGAGAAAATAACATCAGCACCTTCAATCTTAAACTTGTTGTTATCAGCGTATGATTCAACCTTATCAATGTTTGCTTCGATAACTGATGTGGCTTGCGCACCTGTACCACCACCGCCAGTAAACCCGATGATTGGAGGAGTTTGATAACCAGTACCACCATTTGTTACATTAACACCAATGATTTTACCAGCATTAGTTCCAGAGCCAAGAACTGCAGTAGCAGTGGCACCAAAACCACTTGATGATGTAAATGTTACCGTCGGGACAGAAGTGTAACCACTACCGTTGTTGGTCATATTAACCTCAATAACCGCACCGTATGGTGAACGAGTGGTATTGGTGGTGAACGTCTTAAGAGTTTCAAATTTATCAACTTCTGCAATACCAGTATCAATTCTCTCAGAACTGTACTGGAATAGTTCAACTTGTAACTTATACACATATAGTTTACCAAGTTGATAGAATGGATCTTGATGTTGTACGAACTTAATTTCGAACAATCCTTTAGTCAGTGGGAAGTATAGTAAATCACCTTCATTTGGACGATTTGGCAATTGAGTCTGCCCATAACGACCAACGAGTTGATCCCAACGACGACGAGCAACTACCAATGTAGCTGACTGTTCCATCATTAAACCAAACTTCTGAATGAACGCACCTTGTCCAGCAAACGAATCTACGTTCTCGAAGTACATTTCGATTGGGAAAGAAGATTTAAATTGGCTTAGACGATCTTCACCAAGAATTTCGTCTTTAGCAACTAATGTTCTTGGGATGTAGAAAAACTCTTGACCGTAAATCTTAAGAGATTCGATGATCAAGTCTTCAACAAGGTATTGCTCGTTCTTAGTACCTTGTGTAAAGTAAACATTAGTTGGCATTTATTATCCCAAGAAAAAGTCTAATGGTGCTGCTTTATTTTGTAGTTCGTCTTCTAAGTCTTTAATCTCTTGAGTCGCTTCTTGGTATAACTTATCGCCATCGAGAGTTACACCACCTGGAAGTTGAATGCCAGAGAATTTCTTTAGGTTAGTCGCCCATTGTTTCTTAAACAGAGCAGTTACGTAGTGCTTTAACCATGGCTCGTTAAAGACACGACCATAAGTTGATGGATCCATTGCACGATAACCTTGAATGATTATATGATCACCAAGAATAAAGTCTGTTTGCCAGTTAGCGTCTAAGTACAACTTGTTTGATAGACGATTGTATCGGAACAATTGATGTCCGTTTAACTCTAGGTCTAGTAGAGCCAAGTGTGACATAACAGTTTTGTAATAGATTAGGCTTGTAGAAGTTAGATCGTACAAGTCGTTCAAACGTAGTTGATATTGTAAGTCGAAGATGTTCTTTGAAGAAGACGCTTGACCCATACCAAGAATCTTAGTAATACCGTATACATAATCTGGGATCTCGATATAACGATTATCATATTCACGTTTAGTGATAGAAACAGTTGTAGCAACTTGACCAGATCCAGCCCCTGTAATCGCCTCACCTGCTTGGAATGTACCAACGATATTTTTAACTAGAAGTAAAGTTTCAGTTGAAACACGAGTGGACTCACGAACGACTTCGGCAGTAGCACCCGATGTTGCTCCAGTGATTTTCTCTGCAAGTTGATAGTTACCAGCAACAGCAGTAGTTAGAACGATCTCAGAAGCACGAATTGCTTGCTTCATGTAGATTTGTTCAACACCTTCGTAGTGATATAGATTCCAGTAATCTAATGCTTCATCAATACGATCTTCTAGTTGATCTTCATCTACGTTGATTTCGAGCACTGGTGCACCCAATGCTCTTAAGCAGTATTGTTTTAGTCCGTCTCTTGTAGAAACTGCCATTTTTTATCCTTTATACAATCGTCCAAGTTGAACCATCTGGAACTGTGACAGTAACACCATTATTAATTGTGATTGGACCAGCTGACATTGCATTATAATTTGATGGAATTGTTACGTTAGCAGAAATTGTGGTTGCTGTATATACGAATGGGTTAGTAGAAGTTGCAATAAAACCATCAACTGCAGTAACAGTACCAGCAGAGAAGTCACCATTAGCATCACGAGCAACAATAGTGGAAGCAGTGTTCGCTGATGTAGCGTTTGAAGTGACTGTGAATGTAGCATTACCAGATTGGTTAGCACTAAATGATGCTGACCCAGAAATACCAGTTCCAGAAGTTGCTAATGTTAGAGTTCCGTCACCAACAGAAATAGAACTTGTAGATGCAGCAGTGACACGACCATATGTGTCAATGGTTAGAACAGGAATAGCAGTTGCACCACCATATGAACCAGCAGTAACACCAGAAGCAGCAAGAGTCCAAGTTCGCGCTGCAGAACCGTTATATGCAGTTCCAGATAAACCTGTACCAGCTGTCAAACTGTTTAGGTTATTACCAAGAGTTACACCAGAAATAGTAGATGCAGCTAGTTTTGAGACATCGATCGCAGCAGATGCACTAATATCACCGTTGACGATAGTGCCGTCAGCAATCATTGTAGATGTAACAGTACCAGTATCTCCAGTTGTTACTAATGTACCAGAAGTAGCTGGAATGGTGATAGCAGTAGTTCCAGCTGTAGCAGCTGGAGTCATTGTAACAGTGCCAGATGTAGCACCTGGAAGGGCAATGCTTGAAATACCAGTTAGTGCTAAGTTAGCAGAAGCACGGTTTAGTGCAACCGCAGTGGTACCAATATAAGCAGTTGAATTACCAAGAACTGCAGAAGGAATTGTTCCAGTTAAGTTTCCAGCAGTTGTATAGTATGAACCATGTTGTCCGTCTAGGTAATCTACGTTTAGGTTAGATACCAAAGTAGTAGAAGCAACTACTAATGGAGCAGTACCAGTGGCAACAGTAGAAGTGATTTGACCACTGAACGAACCAGTTGTTCCAGAGAAACTAGAAGAAGTGATTGTCTTGTTGCTTAATGATTCGGAACCAGCAAGAGTTGCTAAAGTACCAGTAGTTGGTAGTGTTACGCTAGTTGCAGCAGTAACAGTTAGAGTAGTAGCGAAAGCGCCAGAAGTGGTTAAGTTACCACCTAGTGTGATTGTGTTAGAACCATTGTTTACACCAGTACCACCGTAAGTTGGTCCAATGACAGTACCTTGCCAAACACCAGTGCCGATCGTGCCAACAGAAGTCAGAGAAGAAGCAGTAACACCAGAACCAAGAGTCGATGCGCTTAGAACTGAAGTGCCGTTGATTTCATAAACCTTACCAGAAGCAAGGTTCCAATCTTCAGAAGAAGTCCAACCAGTAGTTGACCAAGTAATAGTCTTATCAGTTGCACCTTTAAGTACGATACCACCACCGTTGGCAGTTGTGTCAGTTGGAGTAGCAACAGTACCAAGTTCAATCAGAATATCATCAACTGCTAGAGTAGTAGAGTTGATTGTAGTAGTTGTGCCGTTAACAGTTAAGTTGCCAGTAATGGCTAAGTTGTTGTTAACAGTAGTAGTGCCAGTAGAAGCACCTAGAGAAAGTGTAGTAGCAGCACCGAATGCATTGATAGTAGTCGCAGTGGTGTTGAATACGTTGAATGAAGCAGAACCAGTCAATACACTTGTTGTAAATGACGGGCTAGTACCAAATACTAAAGCACCACTTCCAGTTTCGTCTGAAACTGCAGCAGCGATTTGAGCAGAAGTAGCAGTTAGCGTATTATTCGCTAAGTTGATAGACTTGTTAGTAAGTGTCTGAGTTGCGGCAATGCCAGCAAGAGTATCTGTGACTGCAGGTAATGTTAGAGTACCAGAAGCAGCAGCTGTCGCTTGAATACGAGTAGTACCAGAAGTAGAACCTGCAAAGTCGACTGGTGTATTAGTCAGTAGTCGTGTATAATTCCAACCACCTTGCTTAACACCAGCAGTACCTGCCGCATTCTCTGCATAAAATTCTAGTTCACCATTAGATGCACCAGAAGAAGTTTCAGCTAGAATGTAAGTGAAACCATCAACAGACTTAACACCGCCAAGTGAAGACCAAGCAGTACCGTTATAACCTTCAAATGAAGTTAATGATGAGTTAAAACGGATCTGACCCGTAGAAGCTGTTGGTCTTTGCGCAGTAGTACCTACTGGAATAACAAGAGCAGTAGTTGCGCTTAGAGTTATTGTGCCAGAATAAGTGTGATCGCCAGCGAACGTACCAGACAAAGTACCGCTAGAAAGTGTTTTATTTGTTAGTGTTTCTGTTCCTGCTAAAGTAGCAAGAGTACCAGATGCAGTAGGAAGAACAATGGTAGCTCCATTGTTATAGATGTTACTGCTTGTTAAGTCTAGATTGTCACCAGATGCCAGTTCATAGATCTTAGCGTCTGTCGCATTGACAATCAGAGGAAAACGATTTGCCATTTATTATCCTTATACAGTTACCGCTACTGAACCAGCACGACCAGTCACAGAAAGAACACCAGAAGTTAGCGTTATGATGGTGTTAGCAGATCTACCATAAACGAAAAGCGATCCTGTTGAGGATGAGAATGGGCGAACAAGGTTATCTGCACCCTTGTAGTAAATTTTACCATCAGCATAGTTTAGAGCAAGTTCGCCAAAATCAAGATCGCTTGATAGTGGAACTTTGCCTGTTACGGCTGACTTCTTTAATATAATCTTATTTGCCATTACAATTCCTATTGAGGAAACTATTCGCAGTAAGAACTGCAAGAGGGAGCGAACTCCCTCTTATTTATTCACAACTTAGTAAGTGCCACCGTCGATGTTGAAACCGTCTAGAGTAGATGTTCCAGCACCAGCACCAGTAATATTCGCACCAACTGTTACGTTACCAGAAGCACTAAGAGTAGTAAACGCACCAGTGGAAGCAGTAGATGCTCCGATTGGAGTGTTGTTAATAGAACCACCGCTGATTACAGCACCAGTGATAGTCTTATTCGTTAGTGTTTCTACACCAGCTAGAGTAGCCAGAGTGCCAGTTGTTGGTAGAGTTACGCTAGTAGTACCAGTTACAGTCAGAGTCGTATTGAACGCACCTGATGTAGTTAGGTTGCCACCAAGAGTAATAGTCTTAGAACCGTTGTTGACACCAGTACCACCGTAAGTTGGGCTAACAACAGTACCCTGCCAAGTACCAGAACTGATGGTACCAAGAGTAGTGATAGAAGATTGACCAACGTAAGTAGAAGCAATGTCGATACTATCAGCGTTAACAGTAATGCGGTTAGCAGTACCAACGATGTCTAGAACACCAGATGCGTAAGTAAGACCAGCACCAGCAAGGCTAGACTTCAGCTGTAGGTTATCAGAAACAATTTCAATACCACCAGCAGATGCTACGTTTACTTCTAGAGTGTAGCCGTTCTTGCTTAGACCATTACCTGCAATCAGAGTACCAGAAGCAGAGAATAGAGCGAAGTCTAGTGCGCTAGTACCAAGAGTTATTGGATCGTTAGTGGTTAGAACGAAACCACAGTCAGCGTTAACAGTACCTTCTTCAACGAAGCAGAACATACCGCTAGTGACTTCACCACCTGGATTGTTATCCGCATCCGTGGCACGAGTCCAAGAACCAGAAGCAACAACGTAGATACCGTTCTGAGAAGCAGTAGTTTGGTTCTTAACAAGAACACGATCGCCAACAGCAAGCGCAATGCCGTCAACAGTCTGAGTGTTACTTAGAGTAATGTTTGCAGTAGTTGCTGCACGAACAGATTGCTTAACATCTAGACCAGAGCGTGCAGCATCAACGTAGTACTTGGTAGCTGCGTCAGAATCAGCAGTTGGCTCAGCAAGATTAGTAATCTTGTGAGCGTTCATATCGATAACGCTACCGAAAGTAGCAACACCAGTTACACCAAGAGTACCGCCAACAGTAGTATTACCTGTTACTCCTAGAGTAGAACTTAGAGTAGTTGCGCCAGTTACAGCTAGAGTACCTGCTACGTTGGTATTACCAGTAGCAGAAGAAACTGTGAACTTGTTAGTGTTAACAGAAAGGTCGTTAGTTACTGCAAGAGTGCTAGAAAGAGTAACAGCACCAGTGACTGCTAGAGTACCACTTAGAGAAGTGTTACCAGAAACGCCAAGAGTGCCTGCAACGGTAGTGTTACCAGAAGCTGCAGCAACAGTGAACTTGTTAGTGTTAACAGCGAAGTCGCTTGCTACACCAAGAGTACCACTTAGAGAAGTGTTACCTGTTACGGCTAGAGTGCCACCAACAGTAGCGTTACCAGTAACACCAAGAGATGATAGACCAGCAAGGCTAGAAGTAGTAGTACCTAGCGTTAGAGTAGAACTACCAAGAGTGATGCTATTGGCAGAAACTGCGCCAGAAGTAACAGTAAAGTGAGTTGCGTTGAAAGAAGCAACACCCTTGTTAGTAGTGGTTGCGTCTTCAGCAGAGATAGTTAGAGTATTTGCAGTTACTGCAGTATCAATACCCTCACCACCAACGATAGCCAGAGTCTCGCTTAGAAGAGAGATACCATCAGAGCCAGTATCGCCAGTTAGGTTTAGAGTAGTGGCAACTGAAACAGTACCAGCTGCAGACAAACGACCCTTAGAGTCAACAGTGAATGTTGGAATCGCAGTAGCAGAACCATAAGAACCCGCTGTTACACCAGTAGTCTTAAGAGCAAGAGAAGTGGTACCAGCAGTGTCGTCATAAGTAGCATCGATTTCAACACTATCAACGATCTGTCCACCAGTTACGTCTTGAATGTACTCTGCAAGAGAAGTAGTAGCATCAGTCCAGATGTTGGTAATGATAGACTTACCAGTACCATTTGGAGTGATTAGGATATTACCATTTGTATCAGTAGAACTGATTGTGTTACCGTTTAGGTCAAGGTTATCGACCTTTAGGTTATCCAACTTAGAGTTGGAATCGACGACGAGTGCAGAGTCAGCAGTCAGAACACCACGTGTGTGATCCAACATGTCTGTGAAATACTTACCACCGATGACGATGTGATTCGCTGCATTACCTGCAGTTTCTGTGCCCATACCGATGTATAGACGATCACCACCGTTCGAGCCGTTATCTGTTAAAGCGGAATACGCTAATTCACCAGCGCCCAGTACTGCTGGATTGCCTGAAACTGAACTTCTTTTTATGCGAATCACTGAAGCCATTTATGTTCTCCTAATTATTTTTGTGTAAATCCTGCAGGCTCAGTACCTGGGAAACAGAATTTCTTTTGACCTAATTCGTTTACGTATAACTTTCTGCCAGTTAAAGCAACACGCATTTTATCTGCGTATTCCTTTGGTTGTTTTCTGCCAATTCTAGCTTCAGCCATCTTTCTTTTAGTTTCTTCAGAAGCTGGAATTCCTTTGTTCCATGTAGGATTTCCTTTATGGGCTTCTGACATTTTCTTTTTAACTTCATCACTTCTTTTCAAACCAGTATTTGCTTTCTTTATAGCATCTATCTGTTTTTGAGAATTTTTGAACATTCCAAACTTACCTTTTCTACCTTTAGCAGCTGCTTCAGGAGAAATGCTAATATTATCAGTCATGTTTAAGAAGTCGTTTCGGTGAACAACATTCAATTTTTTAAGAACTTTGGTTTCCCAAACTCTTGCTGAATTTTTATCAGAGAACGTCTTTCTTATCTCGTACTCGAATGAATCAGAACCATATTGTTCAAGCAACTCTTTAACATACTTTGAACTTGTCTTGTAAGTGTTCCAAAACTCTGATGGGTGACAACCCTCAGCAAACCTACATCCATAGTAAAATTTACCTGTAGGTTTATGTTTTAACAGATACGTATATGGTGTAGTCATTAAAATTCTCCACCTTCCATGTTCTGCGCATCAAGCGTAGTGGTAGATGTCCATTTGTTTGTAGTTGTTCTAAACACCAGAATCGCACCATTGGTTTTACCATTGGTTGTGACATCAACGTCACCTACGTTATCCAACGATTCTACAACTGCTGGATTTGTCAGATTGGTAGTTGTGGTTACCAGAGTTTCTTGCGCTAGTGTAGCGGTGAACTGGGAGCCATCGTCAATTACGACTGTTGTATCTGCCATATTAAATCTGAGTGATTTCTGGGGTTACTGTGACGATCCCTTCAACTACTCTGGTTCTATTACCAGCTGCTGAAGTGATCTCTACGTCATACAGGTATCGACCTGGAGGGATTGCTCCCGTTTGAGCTGCGGTTAATTCTAACCTGATTTTGCCTGCCAGTGCATCAAATACGCTGGAAGTGAAATTATAAGCAATTGTGGAGGTATAAGACTTACGGATTTGCGACTTAACTGTGTAGCCTGTTAGATTAAGCGCACCTGTGCCACTAGAAGCTACGGTAATAATGTTACTGTAGTTAGCTCCTGCGTCAATAAAAATGTTAGCAATAGTCGCCACGTGAAGATCTCCAAATTCTGTACTCTTTATTTATTCGTTTGTGAATTTGGATGCAAAAAACCCGCCGAAGCGGGTTTTTTATACTAACGGTTCTGGTTGTGTGTCTTTTGCAAGTTTAACCCACCCACGATTAAATGCTAGTAATACGATCTCGTCTTTAGACGTTGGTAGAGTTGTTGATGTCTCGATTGATTTCTCAAGAGCAATCTTCATAATATCATCCATAGCTACTCTACATCTCTCGTGAATCACGTTATTAATCCACTCTTCTTGAGATAAAGCAACATGTCCTAGCGCAAGATTTTCCGCTTCAGTTAGTGTTACGTTAAAGTTCATATCTACTCCTATATTATCCTAAAAGGAAAGCCCACATGGAATTGTAATGTGAGTTTCCATGTGATGTATTCTGAATAACCCACCACTCAATATAATCTCCAGCTGCAAGCACTCTTACAATTTGGGAACCGAAACTGTCGTTACTGCTGTTAGTGTCTTGCGTAGCAGATCCCTGAATGGCAGTGCCATTGATTCGAATCTCTATCTGACAATCACCAGTACCAGAGTTCCCTAGGTGATGATATCCGATAACATACACTCCACCAACAGGCACATTCACTCTATTGTTGGTGTTATCAATAGACATACCACCACGATATGCGTTATTCGCATTTAACAAAATCTTTCCGTTTGTGATAGTGGTGTTACAGCTAGCTTGAGCGAACGGTTGATAGGGTTTAACAACAAGTCCACTACTATTTGGTTGTAACGCCCAGTTTGATCCGTTTGTTGAGATACCATCTGTACCCGATAAGACTAATGGCATATTACACTCCCTCTGGTTTTGGATACTTGGCTTTTACTGCGTTGATAGCATCTTGCCAAGTAGTTGTGCCGTTTACTGAATCCCAATACTGCATATCCATTTGTTCTTGAATAGAAGGATATTCAGCAGCACGAAGACGTTGGTATTCTTTATTGTTATATTCTTGTTGTAATCTAATAACTTCAGATTCAAGTTCTACCTTAGAAGGCTTTTCGCTGTCTTCCATCCATTCCAAAGTAGAATAGTTGCCGTCTCTAATAACAAAGGATGCGTTTGGATATAAACTGGTAAGAGCATCAACCAGATCGAATTTTTTAATCATGCTGCAATCTCCAATAATGTCATGGTGGCTCCACTACTACCACTACCACCACGATTATAACGAACCTGTCCTCGGTTGCTCCCAACCATCGCATATGTATAAGTTAAAGCCGATATTGAAGATGGAGAATCTAGATAATTTGTAGACCACGATTCAATAATCATAGTAGCAATATTACCATATATTCTTTCTCCATTAAAATAAACTTGAGTTCCGTTTCTTGAAATTCTTTCACCAAAAGAATAATCACTAGAAGTAGGATCACATGCACCAGAACTGTGGATAAGAATTAGAACTTTACTAGTAGTGAATCTTGGTGTTATTGATGCGCTTAGTACTGTTGGACTAGCAACACCATTAATTGTTGTTTCTGTTCCTCCTGCAGAAGTCTGAACAACTTGAAGAACTGTACCATAATTAACACCAGCACTATTCTGCCATGTATCAAATTTTGCGATTGACGCCATTATTAAACTCCTTTAGGATACTTTTGCTTAACAGCTTCAACAGCAGCTAGGTAAGCAGTCATTTTAGTTTCATCACCTTGAGATTGCCAATAGATAGCATCAGCTAGATCAGCTAGAGGTGGATATTCGAATTTACGAAGTCTCTGGTATTCTGAAGAAACAAACTCTGCTTCTAAACGAGCAATTTCGGCGTCTAGTTCTTCTTTAGACGGCATAGTTTGAACTTCGTCTAACCAAATAATACTTTTGGATTCAAACTCGCCAGTAGGTTCGCCATTTGCGTTTACAATTTCTTGCCAACCTGCGTCTTCGCCATTAACTGCCCACTGAGCATTTGGTCTTAAATTTTGTAGTGCTTGTCCAATCATGCTGCTAACTCCCAAACAGTTAATGTGCTTCTAGTTTGTGTGCCATAATAGTTACCATAAGAACGATTCAAATATAGTACATAAGAAGCGTTCATCGAAGCGAATTGCGCTTGGAATGTTACAGGGTTTGTAGTTCCAGGTGTAACTATGTTACAGTCGTAAGAAGTATTCATCTCATAATCAGTGTTGACATTATCAGCGCCATACTGGAACTGCCATTGGGCACTACCATTACCAAGAATTGTTCCTAGAGCACCACCAGACCAATACGCTCTACACCCAATATAACATCCGTTTGTGTTCCATGTTCTAGTACCCCAATATAACTGCATCTGAACAAAGAATCTACTGTTAACAGAAGATGGAGTTAATGTTACTGCCAGAGGGGTAATATCAACATAACTCGTTGAGCTTGTTGAAAATGTGCTATCTGTTCTTGCAATAGCAACTTGTAATGGCGCTTGTACAACTGTACCATTAGTTTTTTGCCACTGATTCGCTTTAATAATACTCATTGTATTTTCCTATATTAAACAATTGTCCAGACAGAGCCATCTGGAACGGTTACTGTAATACCATCAGAAATAGTTACTGGTCCAGCAGTCATAGCATTCTTACCAGAAGTGATAGTATAGTTCGCAGTAATATTTAGGTCGTTCTCGAAGAAGACATAGTTACCAACACCACCAGTAGCACCAGCGCCAATAGCACCCCAAGCAGTACCGTTGTGTCCTTCAAACTGATTCAGTTCGCTGTTATAACGAATCTTACCTGCAACACCAGTTGGTCGTTGAGCAGAAGTACCCTTTGGTAGCTGAATAGAACCAGTAGAAGACGGTATTGACACATATGTGAATTTATATGGCATCTGCATTAGATTGCCATTAACATTTTGCCATGTATTAACTTTTAATTTATCCATAATTTACCTTATACAATAGTCCAAGTAGAGCCATCTTGTACAGTAACAGTCACACCATTAGCAATAGTCACTGGACCAGCTGTCATAGCATTTTTATTTAATGGAATAGTATAATTGTTAAAAACTGTCACATCGTTTAAAAAGAAAATCTGATCAGTGCTACCACCAACCGCACCAGAAACAGTAACAACACCAGTGGCACCATTCACTGAAATAACGCCAGTGTTTGTGATCGTTGGATTACCAGAAACACCATCACCATTTGAAACAGAGATACCTGTGCCAGCAGTAACGGATCTAGATGTTACCGTATTAACGCCATTTCTAACAACAAACCCAGTAGTGGCTAGGTTTGCTAAAGAAGTCAATTGGTTGCTAAATGCCTGAACGTCTGTACCGATAGCCAAACCAAGATTAGTTCTAGCAGTAGTAGCGGTTGATGCGCCAGTACCACCATCTACAATAGCCAAATCTGTGATACCAGTAATAGACCCACCAGTGATGCTAACTGCAGTGGAGTTTTGAGTTGCAATAGATCCCAACCCCAAGTTGGTTCTAGCAGTAGTAGCGTTAGTTAAGTCGCTTAGGTTGCTACTTTTCTCTAATTTACCATTATTGATACTAATAAAATTATTATCAATTTCAGCGTTAGATAGAGGGGCATCTTTTCTGGTTACGCCATCGACCCCAGTGGTGCCAGTCTGTCTAGTTGTAATAGAAGCCATTTTATGGTTGTTCCTGTAGGTTTACAAGTTATTTATTATTTAGGAGACTACTAACCCGTGTAGGGAGTCTAAAACTGTATCGTAGTCTTCATTCCAGGAGTATTGGAGGAAAACTCTAGTTTTATCATCCTTTTTGGTAACGCTATGAAGTTCGTTAATATTAAGCAGATATGCTTCTCCAGCCTTAGCCGACAATGAACACTCTATGTTTAAATCCTCAAAGTCGTATACATGGTAATCTTCTCTAACTATCCCGTCTTTTGGAGTGTAAAAAATGGTTTCGTCTTCAGATGTGTCAATGTAGTAGTTTAAAGATACCTTAGATTCGCCTCGATCACGATGAACGTCTAGCCACCCCTGTTTTTCAATCTGCCAAATTTGAATGGTGGTTGGAGGAATCTTAAAATTGTAATTTTGAATGTTGGCATAAAACCCTTCCATATCAGCGATTTCGAAAAATCTAAGCAAGGTATCACCCTTTAGTGGATCAGTATCTACACCAAATGTAAAGATGTTATCTCCCCTGTAGTCTAAAATTTTACTAGGGTTTTTAACGAAACATGGTTTTATCTTACTGAAGTATTTGTTCAATTCCAGACTCCATCAACTCAACCTGTTCGCCGAATAGTAAAGATAACGAGTTTTGTTGAATAGCCGAATACCAAATCTTTTCGACTCTGCAATTGTGTAAGAAAACTTCGTTAGGGAAGTCGATAGGACAGCTAGACTTACACAATCTTTTAACGGGGCAGTGATAGCAGTGAGTGTTCTTTCTTTCAAGAGCCATTCCTACAATCTTAACACCCTTCAAATTATTTATGTGACCACCTGTAAATTTTTCATTTGTATGTGGACATAATCTTACGCTACCACGGATGTCTAACGATAGAATATCCGCTGAATCTGCACCACATGAGGAAGTCATCGTTATAGGAATCTGATGACGAGTCAATGCAGCGTATTTAAGAATACCTGTGTCGTTATCTACAATGTTAGACTTTAGGAAACGATCTCCACCTTCTTTCTTTTGGCGAATGCATGCTTTAAGATAAGCGTCTACATTTTCCTTAAACTTGGGTAGGAGGTCACCAGTGATAACGTGCTCAGCTGAGTTTTCCTCTCCACGTTCATCGTACACTCTCGCTGGAATGAATGACAACCTAGCGTCTTTCAATCCTAGACGATCTGCAACTTCTTTAAAGTAATCGTTGATTTCAAACAGATCGTAGTTAGTGGCTGAAACAACAGAGTTGAAACTAAACTGAACTTTTGGAGCGAGTTCGGCTAGTTGTTTGATAGATGACACTACGCTTTCTTTATTGAAGATGTCTTCGCCACGAAGTCGTTCATGTCCTGGACCATCGTGTGAAATACCCATCATCACAGATGCCTGTAAAGTCTTAAAGAAGTCTACATGCTTTTGACGTAGTGGTGAGCCATTAGTTGAGATGTAGAAGTGACGACCTGGAGCATCAAGAAACTTCATAATTGGAACCATATCATTCCAGTAAAGGAATGGCTCGCCACCCCACAACTCAATGCGTTCTAGTTGTTCTAAATCTAAGTGAGTTTTAACTGACTCAATGAATGACTCTAACCAGAAGTTCTCTGGTCGTTCGTTTGGGTTACCGATGTCTTTTTGCATACAGTAACCACATGAGTAGTTACAAGCATGACCCAGTAGGATGCGTAAAGCGACTGGTTTATTGTTCTTATGAGTTACACCGAAAAGACCCTTGTCTTCGAAATACTCCCAACCTTCTTTTGGTGGAAGTGATAGCATCTCACCTTGCTCGCTGTGGATGCTATTATCAGTGTTGTCGTAGTAGAAAATACGACCAGAATCTTTTAGTTTAAATTTTGAAAAACTCATAATTTCGTCACAAAACTTTTGATGGGTGTTCCGTCTAACTTAACGAACCCATGTTTAGTTTTTGTCCATCCTCTTTGTTGTAATTTATCACAGTAGCGACTATAAGGAACCATCATCATTGAAGGTATAAAATTATAGTCATCGTTAAAGGTGTAGTTCAAAGTCTTTGTAAAGTATTCTTTAAACTTAGGATTGGTAGTCCTATCTTTCCACTTGTCATACAAAATTTGTTTACCACGAGCCAATGAAATTAAGAACTTTTCTGGCTCGAACTCTCTATTTAGAATGTAGTAGGGTTCGATGCTAGGATCGGATGCAACGTCATTGGAGAAGTAAAACCTATCAAAGAATAGACAGATGGCTTCATCTCCATAGACCTGCATATTACCTTCGGTATCTACGTCAATCCATGTCACCTGCTGGTCAACCCAGTCTTCAGTTAGCAACTCTCGCTCACCAGCCAAGAAGTTGTAGTGAAACATCGTCTCAATGTTTTCTTTCTTAGCCCACTCATAATATTCACGCAAGGCATTGATGTTACCACAGTCGATTAACTTCAACTGTAGGATAGGCGAAACCTCATGAATCTCTTGTAGCGATCTTTTTAACTTATCACCATTTACCTTTTCAACAAAGTAAGAACTAAGGGAAATACTAGCGATCTCTTTGAAGTTGAGTTCCTTCGCCATACCTCTGTAACGGAAAATCTGATTGTCGGTCATTCCGTACTGAAAACGCTTTCCGTTACGCTTGAAGTAATCGTAGTGCTTTGGGTAGTTCAACTTTAAGAACATCATATCATCGTCTGTTCTTAGATACCCAAAGTAATCAAATACAGTTTCCCACTTTTCTTCAAGAGCATCATCAAAGTCGAAGTAATAATTACTAAGACCCTTCTTCATGTTCTTGAGGTTTTCTTGAATGTAGCAAACATGGCACCCAGCATCGCAAAAATAACGAGTGCTGATGCTAAAGTAAAGATCTCGCTTAACTGACTTGATACAATCCTGTAGGAGCCAGTGTTCGTCTAGATCCTTTGCTTCTTCAAAATGAGTCAAATAGTTCATTCGTTAATCTTAAAGTCTTCCTTAACACCAACCCATTCAAGCACAGACTTCTTCTCGTTTAGTTTGGCGTTATGCATAATGGCATAATCCATGTAAGTATAGAACTCTTTACAACTACCGTTTGGTTGTTCATCAAATAATTTATAAAGATATTTCAACCCACAACTTGGTCGCTTCTCGCAAGACGAACAAGAATCGTGGATACGTCCAGCGTCACCTTGATTGCGCCAGAGTTGTTTATTCTTCCAGTCGCCAATACGAGCGTTTTCTGTTTTGTATTCTAGGAAGTCAAACTCTGGATAAATGTATCCGTCTGGGGAGAGAATGAGTTTGTTGTGTTCACCGAAGTATGCTTTATCAACGTCAGTGTAGCAACCATCAATAAACACAGTCAGTTTCTTAACATAAAGAATCTGAATGAATTGAAGGAATGCATCTAAGAATTGTGGTAGGTGGATTCTATCAAGGATAACATCAAACTTATGTTTTCCTCGTTTGTGTCGTAGGGGAATAATGTTGATAACACGGCAACCAGACTTGTAGCAAGTCGCCACAATTTCTTTGATGTTATCAAATGAGAATGACTTTGGGTCATCAATCGGAAGGACGAACTGCCACTGCCAAGAATCGCAAGTTCGGTTTAAAATCTGAGCCATCTCCATGACATCAAACTCACTACGATTCTGCCCTTGATACATGAAGTCGTAGCTGACTGTGGCATAAAGGACATCTTTGTACTTGTCAAAGAACCACTCGCATTCCTTAACCAACGAACCATTGGTAGTCATAGTGACTTTCCATCCGTTACGTTTAGCCATAGGGTAAAGCCATTCCATAACCTGTTCCATTCGTTTAATGAACAGAAGAGGTTCGCCACCATGGAATGACACTCGTTCGATTACGTTTGGTTGAGTTTCAACCCACTCCAAAAACTCCTTCATTTCTAAAAGAGTCTTTGTGTTTAGGTTTTGTCCACCAAGCGATTCAATGTAACCTCTATCACAGTAAACACAGTCGAAGTTGCAAGTGTTACCAAGATAAAGAACTACAAGTTTAATTTTGGATAGATCGTTATTGACTATGCGAACTGGATTCAACAAGTCTTTCACTGAATGTTCCTTCATAAGTCTTGTAAACAGACTGTAAAATAATCATGTGGAGCAATCCAAGATAGAACGCTCGTTGGTGTGGGGTCTTTGCTTCAATCTTTTTATTGGTTGGAGCCAGACTTCCTTTTTGTAGAACAAAGTAATAGAAGTCATCAATCTCAGTTAATTCGTCAGTTATTGCAAGTTTTATTTGACTAGTGAAGTTTTCTGGGGTAAGATATACAGTGTTCCCGTTGATGAGTGATTTCCAAAGAGTTAACATCTGTCTGTAATCAATATCTTCTAATCCAGTATGAACCATCTCTAGTTTTGGATGGTAGTTGAAATAGAAGTAAAACAACAGATAACTAATACCCTTCGCAAACGATCTCTGTTCTCCCTCTGTATCCAATGCAGAACAGATTGTCTCAAACTTCTTTCTAAACTGCTTCTTAGAAATATCTTCGTGTAAATCCAAATACAATTTTACAATCTTCTGACACATATCGTCTGGTCGGAACATTCTCGTTCCAGTATCAAGATTACCAGCTGGACATTGGTAACATGCATTCTTTAGATCACAAGTTCTGCACTGTTCTTCTTCTTGGAACATCTTAGCGTATTCTGTTTGGAATGCTTTGTAACGATCAATGTAGATTGCATTGTCGTAGATGTTACCAAGAATCGCTACCTCACCAGCACCAGCCTTTTGGTTAGTGAAGAAGTAGCAACCAGAGAAGTCACCAGAAGCGTCAATGGCAATCATGTCAGAACCAATCATGCAGTTCTCTTCGCCTTTTTGACCAACACCTTCTGAGAAGTGAATCTGAAGATCGTTATACTTATCTAGAACGAATAGGATATCTTTATGGAGTTTGTCCCATTCATCATCGCTCCAACGAATAAATCCCTTGCTTGAATCAAGAACTAGCGGATGAACCACCATACGACGAATACCACGTTGGTATAGATTATCAACAAAGTTTGTGAAATATGGAGCATTCTCTCTTGCAAGAGTACAACGGATGGTCACACGCTTCTGTTGTTTGGCATCTTCATTGATGTACTGAATCATCTCCATAAGTTTGTCAATTTTATCTTGACCAATCTCACGATGATCAACTTCTGCTCTATCTGTATCTAATGAGATGAGCATGTAAGTGAAGTCGTATGTGAACCACTCATCAACTAAAGACTCAGTTAGAAGAAGACCATTGGTTACCATACCGATGACAGTATTAGTATCTCCACGTGAGTGTAGTTGAATTTCCTCTTTGTTTTTATGAACAAAGTCTAGGATAATGTCTTTGTGGATTAGTGGTTCGCCACCGAAGAAGTTAAAGATTTTCTTCTGGCGTTTATTGGAGTTCATCAGAAAACGATATGCCTTTAGAAGACTCTCGCTAGTGAAACGTCCAAAATCTTTATTATGCTGTTCGTAACAATAGGTGCAAGAAAGGTTGCACGCATTTGTCAGAATGAGGTTCATCTGTTTCAATTCTTCGAAAAGATATGGAACAGATTCCATCGGAACGATGGTTTCTTCTGGTTTAGGTACGACTGAAACTAACTTGTTAGTTTTAGAAAGACCTTTTGGAGTGATAATTTCTTCACTCTTAAAACGCAATGAACCATCCTCAGATAGTTCAACTGTTGCAGAGTGTTGCGCTTTACGTTCTGCTAATTGTTCTTTAGTTAACCAAATAACTGGTTGTGACATAACGAATCCTCATTTTATAGTGTTCCACGCCCACAAGCGCAAGCGCATTGACATTCACAAACAGTTGTGTAGTCGTCGTAAAAGATATGATTATGTGATGCTAGTTGTTCTAAAACATCTAACATCTGGCGGTAAGTGTCCGCAGTAATATTGTCTCCGCTATTTTTAGCAGGAACATCTGAATTAACTGACGTAGTTGATGTGTTTTCTACACCCATGATTTCTCCTATTCGATAACATCAACGATGTACTCTCGGAAGAATCGGTTTTTACTTGCAGTAAAAGCCATGTCCATAGTAGTACCAGTATTCCAACGGATGCTGATGTATCCTCGTTGTTTATTTAGGGTATTGACTATTACCTTATTTCCGTCCATGGTGTAGTCAAAGTTCGTGTCAACCTTAATCTTGGCGTCTTTGAAGAACTCTGGGAAGTGGTGATTCACAAACCAAGTCTTAAATGGCTCTAGTGTAAACTCAGTTCCACGAACCATAATGCTATTTTCGCCAATGATTCTAGCGTTTTTGCTAACACGAGGTTTAAAGATGATTTCGTTTAAATTCTTAAGATGATTCGCCACTGTGTATACATGGTTCTGCCCATACTTGGCTTCAATGTTTTCAACACACTGAACTGAATGTGGGTTTAGAACGATGTAGTAAAGCGGAAGGTCTTTGGCTTTGTAACAGAACATCCAAGGAATCATTTTTGGATTTTCAATTTCTTCACCAGATACCAAATCAACAATGGTGTTACCTAACCTGTGATACCAAGAAGTTTTAGAAATAACATCTTTCTGTTCAATTCCACCTGTTGGTAAAATAGCACCCATCATTGCAATGTTATCTGAAGTCTTGTCCATAATTTCTGCGATTGTGTCAAAATTTAATGGGACTTCAGTTTCTGGGTCGTGTACACTGAATGGACGTTTTAAGATCAAATGATCTTCAGTGTAAACGGCTCCAGTGATGGCGAACCTATTATCAACTTTTTGAAAGAATGAAATGTAGTTGGTGTAATCTTTGGCGTTGTTGCTATACCCAAGTCCTGGATTGATACCAACATTAGCCATGTTTAAAGAATCATCCCATGGATCTGGTTGACCCATAGCAGTTTGTAGTAAGAATACTCTCATAGTGTTTTTCTATACGCCTTCAAATCATTAACAGTTTCAAATTCTTTACCAACCAAGTTTGATGCAATTCTTAAGATTGTTGAGTGTAACCTTCTTTGGTCTTTCTCATTAAACTCTAAGATGTCATTTAGGAAGTGGTCGAATAACTCTGGGTTTGGTAACCTAGAATGTACCGACTTCTTATCTATGTCTAGAGTTGATGACGCTTTAATAGAAATGAAGAAACGCTTAGATAAGAACAGTTGAAAAATAGTAAGGATAGCCTTTTCATGTTCTTTCTTGTAATACTTTTTCATAAAAGTCTTAAACGCTGCAGCATGATTGGCTTCGTCAAGGACTAGATTTTTATAGATGTTCTTGATTAGTGGTTCTTTATGCCAATCAGCCATCTTACGATACCAACGAATAACTGACAATTCAGTACACATATGAAGAGCCATCATTTCAGCAACTGACATAGGAGAATCGCTGAATGGAATAGCGACTTCTTCAAACTCTCTTATTGTTGCTTCGTTATCGGGAATAAAACGGCTGCAATATTCTTTTAGGATATATGCGTGTTTATGCTCATCGTGCACCCACTTGATGATGAATGAACGTAAGTCTAAGTCTTCTGGGATTTCGTTAAGCATAGAGATTGCTGCTGGTAGAGATGCATACTCAATAACGGTATTCATCTTCACAACCTCTGCATTAGTTTGGGATAGTTCAGTTTCCTGATAACTATCCCAATTTATTTTAGATGCGTCAAACGATCTATTTTGGTAAATTTTTTGCGAAAACATAATATATCACAATAAACCTTTATGATGTTCTATCGTCAACTGTGTGGTAGTGACTTCTAATTTGATTGATCGCATCTCTCAATTCATTGTGGCGAGATGCAGAAATTGCTGTGTTGGCTGTTGTATTAGTTGGTGCAGAAGTTGCAGCGTCTGGACCAGAAGTATTTACGTCACGATAGTAGTTGTTTCTATCGCCATTATTACCATATGTAGCCAACTGATAGGCATCGTCATATGTATGATAATGCCCATTCATATTATTGATAAGAGTAGCAATGCTATTTAAGTCGCTGGCACGTACTGTGTTTCCTGCCTGAATCGCATTTCTAAGTGTTGCTATTTCAGTAGCGATAGAACCACTACCAGTAAAAACTAATGCCTTTGCGCCACGCTCTGCGGTTGCCATGTTACACTCCTAGTACTTCGTTTGCCCAATCCGTGTCCCAAGAATCGCCAACTGCAACATAAACCTTTTCAGAATCAATATTTTTACTAATAAGATATTTAACAGTATCTGTGACTAAAGAAACTGCTTCACCTTCTTCCAATAACTCTTTAATGTGACTAACTGCTTCTGGGTTAAAATCAAGTTTTAAGAATGACTCATAGACTTTATCCCAATCTGGATTTATTACTGCAAAACCACCAGGAATATCTGCAACTGCACTTTCTTTAACTGCAATGATAGTTTGTTCAACTGGCTCGTCAGAGTATTCAAAATTGAATAGTCCACTACCCTTAACAAACTCATAAAAGAAATGAAGGTGTTGCTCTGGAGTCATTATAGAATTACACACTCAACTAATTTTACACCAGCATCTTGATTGGTCTCAAGAGCGATGGCAAATGAATTTTGATGGTCACTGTAGAATGCGCAACCTTCTTGATTGCTGATTAGTGGTTGACCCTTACGAATTGGACCAACTACTTTAACTGGAACACGACCACGTAGGGCAATCGCTTGTCCTGGAGCCTCGTCATTCATTAAGAATGCTGGGTTTGTGGAAACAACACCAAGGACTCGTTGACCAGATAACCATGAGGCAGTTGCCTCAGACTTTTCGTCGTATGAAACAACCAGAACAGTTCCTGGTTCATATTCTTTATCAGTTGTATATTTTTCTGCCAAGTCGGCGTAGCGAGCAGAAGTAGCAGTACCGTAAATAACACCGAAACGATTGTCTGATTGACCAATATCACCACTACCATTAGTACCAGTTTTGATTAAAGATGGGGCAGATAATGCAGATGTAGTCAATGAACTTAGAGTCATTGAAGCATTAGTTGCAATAGAAATTTGTGGGTTTCCAGCAACACCGTCACCGTTAGTAATAGAAAGACCATTACCACCAACAGTTATTGTGCGTTCTGTGACACCAGCGTTACCTGTACGAACATAGAAGCCTGTAGCAGAAGTGGCAGAAGCAATAGCAGTTAGTTCATTAGAGAACGGCTGAATATCAGTACCAATACCAAGACCTAAGTTAGTTCTAGCCTGAACAGCAGTTGATGCACCAGTACCACCATCAACAATCGCTAAGTCAGTAATACCAGTGATAGAACCACCAGTAATAGAAACTGCAGTGGAGTTTTGAGTTGCAAGAGAACCTAAACCTAAGTTTGTTCGAGCATTACCAGCAGTTGTAGCACCAGTACCACCGTTACCGATAGCAACAATACCAGACACGTTAGTAGCATTACCAGTAACAGTACCAGTAAGATTTCCAGTTACGTTACCTGTTAGGTTTCCAGTAAATGAAGCAGTAATAACACCAGCAGAAAAGTTACCATTAGTTCTAGTAACAACAGTATTACCAGTCGTGTCTGTGCTAGATGAGGTTAAACCATCTAGTAAGTCTGCATCAAGACCAGATCCAAGACCATCTACAGTTAGTAGTTTAGTTAGCACATCTGCTGCAGTGTAAGCAGATGCGTCTAATTTTTGACCAACCTCAGCATTAAGATTACTGAAATTAGCGTCTGCCTCTGCGATTGTAAGAGGAGATCCTTTAATAGATCTTAAAACGATCGTTGCCATTACTTGTCCTTATTAATCAATAGCATTAGCATTTGTTTGATTTCTGAAACATCCGATTCAATCTTATCAATCTTCTCGGCGTTTTGTTGTACTTGTTCTTTCAATTCTATCTGCGCTTGTTGTTTCTTTAAAAATGCTTCTTTGGCAGACCTGTTAGTATTTATGATTGCACCACTAGTCATGTCTCGGACAAGACCAGTGGCGTTTTCAATCTTAACAAATCTTTCCATTATGCGCAACAAACAACACGTAGATCTTTGATTCGTGGTACTTGAGAACTGTTGATTGACTTCATAACTAACTTAACTTGAATACCATCGAACGCTGCTGCAGTAGCGGAGAACGCTGCATCGAAGAACTGATTAGTTTCGTTCTGAGCAGTTGTGATAGTTGAGTCTGGTGAAGCGATCTGTACGTATGGTAGAGCCTCAAAGTCACCAGTGTAACCAACTGGGTTAGTTCTATACCAAACTTCAATCTCAGACTCAGCTGGTAGGTTAGCAGAGAAGTTTACACGAACGTAAGTGTTTACGTCTGCGAAGTTGATTCTCTTAGTAACATACTTACTCATAGTACCAGAACCATCTGGAGTATTTTCTTCAACAAAACGCTCACGTTGTACTAAAGTAGCATTTCCAGAGATCGCTGAAGGAGCAGAGTCGAAAGTGATTGAAGAACCATCTGCTGCAACTGCAGTAATCAGACGAGTGCTTGAACCAGAAGAAGCACCAGAAATAGTTAGGTACTTACCAACCTTAGCCAACTTAAATGCTGCATTCTGAGTAGAAGTAGTGATAGTGTTCCCAGAGATTGTAACACCAGTCGCTGCAGAAAGGATAGTGTTGTAATCTAGGTTAGCCACGTTAGTATTCAACTCAGTTGGACTATTTACCTTGTTATTGATAACGATCATGCTAGTGCGATGTGTATCAATAATTGGAGATAGAGCATCGTTAGTTGAAGACATTAGAACATTGAACGCTAGAGATTTATCGCTACCAATGTTTTGGTCTTCGTTGTACTGTGATGCAACCATTCTTGGAGAACCGAAGTAGTTAGTTTCGTTCGCAAGAACACCAGTAAATAGTGAGTCTTGTGTATAAGCAGACTGGGTTAGTGAGTGTACTGACTTACCACTAATAGTCTTCATACCAAATTCAATTGGTGTTTCAGAGAATGTCTGCATTGTAACAGAAGGTTGAACAGCATCATATTGGTAATGACGAGTTGCACGAACTGTTGAACCACCAGAGTAACCAGATGCAGAAGCATTGGTAGTGGTATTGATGATGTAACTATCAATGTCTAGACCATCTGCTTGAACAGTATGAGTAGTGTAGATTTCGTTTGCTGGGATACCGTTTACTGGTGCTTTATACTTGAATGAAGAACCAGCAGTAACTGCTCCAGTTGCATTTGCAGCAAGAGTTAGAGAAGTGTTAGATGCAATAGATGCAACCTTACCTAAGAAGTTTCCATTTGCATCGTACAAGCAGTAACCAGCAGCGAGTTGAGTAGTAAACGCTGTACCGCTACCAGTAACAGTAGTTGAAGTAGCAGAAGCAGTAATAGTACCAGTGCCGTTATCGTAAGTTGTGCTGATAGTGACGAAAGTTCCGCCAGCAGAAACTGGTGGGAATCCGTGGTCTTTCTGCCACACACGAATCTTATTAACACCTGCTCTAGTTTCGAATGGATCGATATCTAGAGTTTGTAGAGGTACAATGTCGTTAACATATTCAACATTACCAACAACAGTGGTGTCGAACTGGGCACGATAGATTGTGAACTTCAAGTCTTGTGTTTGGTCAGCAGTCCAAGTAGAAGCATTCTGTGACTTGAATAGAGAACCAAGATATGGTTGCTCAGAGATAGTACGAGAAGTTCCTGGCATTGTGTCGCCAACTTGTGAAACCCAAACACGGTAGCCATTAGAGTCAGACGCTAAAACTACAGCATATTCAGTATTCTCTTGAACATAAACTGGGCTTGGGAATACGAATGAAGTTGCTACGTCATACTTATTAGCAGTAGTTCCATCTTCTAGTGGAACTACGTTTGATGACAAGTTAACTTGTTCTGGGTTTAGAGTAACACGTGAGAATGGTAGAACACGCTTACCTGGATATCCGTTAACGCACTCACGAATTTCTAGTGTGACTGGAATTTTGTCGTCTTTAGTAGCAAAGAAGACATCAATCTTAGATAGGAAGCAACCACCCTTCTGCTCAATCAAGAATGTTTGAGCAAGTGGATCCCACCAGCCAGTATCAGAAACAATACGTTCTGCGGTGTTAACAATAACACGGTTATCTACTAATTGTTCTTCAACGAGTTCAGCGTTACGAACAGCGTGGACAGTTTGTTGACGAGTTTCTAGGATACCTTCTGCACGATAGTTAGCACGAGCACGTGAAGTGAAGATGCCATCAGCAGTGTTTACGTCAACAAGTTTAAGTTCACGAGTACCAGAACGGAAACGTAGTGAATCATTGTTTGGAATAGCAAACAATAGCTGGATCTCACCAGAGAAATTGGTGATTAGATCGCTACCCTTAGCCTTAGTTGTAACTGCAACAACAGAGCCAGTAGCAGCTGAAACTGAACCAGTGATAGTTTCGTTATTAGAGAATGTACCGATAATGTTTACAACAGATAGGTAATATTTGTTAGTGTCTGGGTTATATTCTTTACCAACCACAACAGCAGTTGCTCCAGAAGTACCACCAGTAACAACGTCACCACGATTTAGACACATCTGTGAGTCACCGTTGATACGACGAGAAACACCAGACGCTAGACCACCTACGTTAGTGTCTACGTCAAATGTACCTCCACCTGGAGTGTATTCAATCTTAGATGCTGGAGTACAGTAAGTGCTGATATCAACACCATCAAAGAATGGGTAGAACTTAGTGTTTGGCTTTAGTTTCTTAATTTGAACTAGAACATTTCTAGATCTCATGTAAGGAATTGCAGCAGTTGAAAGAACACGGTCGCCGACAACTTGACGATCAATTCTTGAAACTAGAGAAGTCTTGATACCAGTTCTAGTTTGACCAACTTGAGTAGCAGTAGTCTCAACAGTAATCTGACGAGCATTACCCCAAGAAGTGATACCGAACTTTTGTTGAACTTCTGCTTGTGATAGACGAACATCACCTTGACCAGATGCCCATGCAGAACCGAATGTGTATTTTACACTACCACGGCTGATTGGTGTACCAGTCCAAGAAGTTTGCCATGCGTTCCAAACTGTACCAAGAACACCAGCACGTTCTGCAATATTCTTAACAGCGTTGTAATTACCTTCAACGTCAATCACTAGATCTGGACGACGATCTACTTCAAACCAGTCGTCTGAAGATGGGTTTAGTTTAACATCACCAAGGAAAGTGAATACAGCGAACGGGTTGATGTTTTCTAAACGAGATGCGAAGTCTTGTTTAATTAGAGGGATGTGATCAAGAACTGGAAGAGTGATAACATCACCATAAGTCTGGTAATTTGCAGCAGAACGCTCAGTGTTGCTAGTAGCCTTCTCTAGAAGGTTTACGTTATGCATCGCAAAGAATGGACGTAGTTCACCATTCTCCATATCGATAGAACATAGGTAATCTCCAGATGAAGTATTACCAACACCTTGTGATGTGAAGTTATCTACAATGAAACCATTCTTGAAACGATCAAGACCATTAGAGTCAACAATGTTTAGAGTTTCTGTTTGTTGTTCTAGTAATGATAGTGATGTGTAGTATTCAAGATTATCAATACGCTTTTCAAGTTTACCAATGTCACGCATTGTGTAACGCTTGTTGTCGTATTTTTGTACGCTTACACTACCAGAAGTAGTAGTTGGTGTGAATGGTTGTAGAGTTAGACCGTATAGAACTAGACCAAGAGATGGGTCTAATGGCTCACCTGGATTAACAGAAGGAACACCATCAATCGCAAAGAAGTTACCTGCGAAGTCTACAGCGATCTTAGCCTTACGACCAAGGTAGTAAGAATAGTCAGCAACAGGATCTACACCACGCTTAGGAATTAGTGTGAATGATGAACCAGTGCCAGTGAAGTTAGCACCAGTGTCGTCAATACGTGGACGGAAGTCGATGTAGTCAGTTAGTGGAACACCATTCCAGTATGGAATTGCTTTGTATTCTACGTTTGCTGGATATGAATCAACAGTGAAATAGTCACCAGTTGAGTGAGTGAAGTAATCAAATGTTACTTGAATTGGTGCTTCTGGTGGTGCGTATGAACTCTTTAGAACCAAACGAGTTTGGTCGTAGAATGAATCACGTTGACCACCATCAAAGTCGTAACGATCAGTGATGTCGATAGAGTAAGTAGCACCTGGAGATGAGAAATTACCAGACTTCATCTTAACTGAAATTAGTCGATATCCGTCTGCCTTACCAAGTAGTAGAGTCTTCGCCTGAGCAGTTGCTTGTGTTGTGAATGTTGCAGTTGCAGCTGAAACAAGAGTCTTAGACTTTCTTGTTAAAGTTGAACCAGACTTATTAACCTGTGCGATAACTACAACAGAACGACCATTCAATGCAGTCGATACGTTGATGGTTGCACCAGAACCAGTTGCTGAGATGGATGTCCATGCAACTGAAGCACCTGAAGTTAAATCAATAACTAGGTATTGGTCTGTGTCTGCACCATTAGCCAGAGTACCAGAAGAAGTTGAGATACTAATCTGACCAGAAGAAACGCTTCCAGAGAAAGTTTCGTAAACGCTGTAGATGGTGTCATTAGTACCATCAGCTGCAGTTACGCTCTTAATAGCATTTTTCTTAAGTGGGAAAACTAAAGGACTATTTTCTGTTTCATATACTTTAGTTCTAACTAGACTAAACGCTGAGTTAGTTACAGTGCCAGAAAACGCTGCGTTAATAGTAGCAGTAGTTTGAGTTGTTTTAGCATCGATTCTGCGAGTTTCAACAACACCAGAAGTATTTGTTACGCTGATGTAATCACCAACTGATAGTTGAGTTAGGAAAGAAGTTCCGTTACCAGTTAGAGTAGTAGTTGATGCAGAAACAGAACCAGTCAATTGAGTTAGTTCTGGAGAAATATCAGCAGTAAAGTCTGCGCCAGATGCATTATTGTAGTAGAATGATTTGACGTCATCGTTGAAGTCATAACCATTACCCATCTGTACATCGAATAGACCTAGTTTGTAAACTGCGGTTGCAGTGCCGTATGTTCCGTTATCTAATTCTAAGAAACGAACACGAGCAGTACCAACCACAGTACCACCTGCTGGTGTAGCACCATTGGTGTCAACGTGGCGGTTGTATAGTGTGACAGCAGCAAAACGATTTGAAGAGATTAGTGGTGGTGGACCATACAGATTAGTAACCTTGACATAGTTACCAACAGTCGCTGGAATAGTCTCAGCGTTTACTTGTACGCTAGTTCTAGCCTTTTCTACAGCAACATACTCAGTAGAAACTTTTTCAATTTCGTAACCTTGTACGTATGCTTTTCCTGGTTCCATACCAACAGCAAGTTTTGATTCCATTGCTTGGTTGGTTGCTAAGTCTGCATTATCAGCTGGTTTGTTAACACCACGATTAAAATATGGAGTTGTGGTATATTCCCACTGAATACCAGTGTTACCTGGACCATCGTAAACTGCGCCAGCAGTATGAGTTGGTGGAACTGAAGATGAAGAAGTGCTTGAGTTGCGAGCGACGTAATAGTTACCACCGTTAGTAACTACGTCACCTGCTAGGTAAACTCTACCTGACACCCAGTCTCCACGATTGTTATCACGGAACTCACGGATATCAATTTCAAAATTACGAACAGTGTAGTTACCAGATTCATCGTAAGTACGACGAGCAAACTCTCTTGCTAGAACAGAGTATTCAGTTTGGTTGATAGCCTTCTTAACTTGACCATTGCCAGTACGAATAAGTTCAATAAACTCAGCATCATCTGTTGAGTCAATTCCGATTGCTACGAAATTTGTAGTAATTGTGTAACGATGCGCACCTGGAGCAGCATAGTTAAAACTGTTCTGTGCATTATCAAATAATGATTCATCTTCTTGAGCGGTAGTTTCAGTCTCAGAAACTCTTAGACCAATACGGTAAGAAGGTGTGTTGCTGAATTTATCTAGAACGATAGTTTCAGATGGAACATAAACGAAGCATCCCTTAATAAAGTAGATACCTTGTTTGATAGATGCAAGTGAACCTTTACCAGTTGCGTTCGATGCAGCAACTTGGACGTTGTATGTACCATCTACGTCTTCTAGAATATCGCTGCCACCAAAAACTTTAGTGGTGTTATCTTCTGCAGATGTTTTGTAACGAACATAAAGAGCAGCTGGATCTGAACCAGTAGATTTAACATACCAAACGACTTCGGCTTGAAGACCGTTTGATGTAGACTGGATAGTAGTTCCTAAGAAATTCTCGATGATGTTATCTGTTAAAATACCACCATAAACTGACTCTAACTTAACATAGTCGATCTTAGTGTCAATGCTGGCTTCGCCTGGAATAACCATAGCACCTTCTTTGAACACATGCTCACCAAATTTGGTGATTTGGTTCTGAAGTGCTGTTTGAAGTTGGGTTAATTCACGAGCCTGAACTGCATACCCTGGACGAAACAAGATTCTATGATAATTCTTGGTTTCGTCAAAATCGTCATAATATGGTTCGGTATTGTAACTTTTAGCCATTCTTTAATTCTCTCGTTAGAATTTGATAACTGTTCTTAGTGTGACTGTTTCATCTGCGGATGGAGTGAAACCTGCCTTGTTATCGATAAACATTAATTGTCCAGAATATTTATCCACCGTTGGGGCAGTCACGGAAGAAACAGTAAAGGTTTTTGCAGAGTCTGTTGCATTTTTAAATGTGTCATTAACCTGAGGCACATCATTCTCAAGTGATTCTAAAAGTGCTGCATTTGATGTAACAGTAACTACACGATATAGTCTTTCGAATGTATCTGCACCGACTGTTCTGGAAACAACAACATCAGTATCTCTTGGGAAATTGGTCGTATTAATAACACCTTGTACCAAGTAGCAAGATGAGCCAACCTGACTTGTGAAACGAGTTGTGTCAGCAAACTTTCTGGGGTTCTTGATAATACCAACTTGACGATAGTCGTTATTAACTGCAAGACCTTGGTTCAAGTCAGTTGATAGGTTAGAGTAGAACATCAGAGTAGTTGCAAACAACTCATCTGGAGAGTTCTTACCATGACCACCATATGGAGAAATAATTGCTCTCAATTTTGCAGCGTGACCATTACCTGTGATAATGATATTAGCGTATGTATAGCCAGAACCTGGATTTGTGATATTAACCTTTTCGATACTACCAGTAGCACTATTAATAACTGCCTCTGCTGTGCATCCAGTTCCATCACCTTGAACAGTTAAGTTAGCCACACCATAACCATAACCACCAGAAATAATTCCAATAGCGTTGATAGTTCCATCCTGTACCAAAATTTCATTATTTGCTTGTAGTGTCTGAATAGAACCGATGCTTAAATCTGCAATAAGTGCTGCATTTTCTCCGTCACCAGTTACGTCAATTGTAGCTGCAGAATAACCGACACCAGCATCTTTAACAATAACTTGAACGATTTGTCCGTTGTCGATAACTGGTAGAAGTTTGGCTTCTGATTTAGAAGTCAACCATGATGCCTCAGCACCTGAACCCATACCACCCGTATCAGTGATAGTAATTGATGGCGCAGAACTATACCCAGCACCATATCTTAGGATCACTTCACCAGTGGCTTTTTGCCCAGCATAAGTTAGTACAGCTGTTCCAAGAGTTGCAGTTCCACTAGTATGAGTTGGATTAACTGTACCAGTTGTACCAGCAGTGGTAACTGTGTAAAGATTGTTACCGTAAAAATATTGTTGACCAATAGTAACTGCAGTGTTAGTTGGGAATTGCTCACCAAAAACTACTGTAGGTGCGCTAGTGTAATTATCGCCCTGATTAGTAACAGTAACATAGATTACTGAATCTTGATATAGTTTGGATTTGGCAGTCGCACCTGAACCTCCACCACCAGAGAAATATACATTAGGTGCAGTAGTATAACCAGAACCACCATTGGTCATAGTTACATCATACACTCCACCATTCAGCACAAATCCAGTAATAGCACCTGAACTAACAGTAACGCTACCTTTAACAGTAGTGCCAAGATATCTTAGTGCAGCAGTTCCGTTTTGAACTGTACCGAAACGATGAGTTGGTTCTGAAGTACCCAATGTTCCAGGTGCTTCAACCTTATAGAAGTCATCTGTAGAATTCTTAATAATCTGTGAAATGAACACAGCTGAATTTGCTAAGAATACGTTAGAATCTGTTACTGGTGGTCCAAATGCAACAGTTGGTGTAACGTAACCAGACCCACCAGAAATAACATTAATCGAAGATAATAAAGTTGGATCTGCTTCAATGTAACCATCACCAACAACAGAAATGTTAGCGTATGTGTATCCAGTACCCTTGTTGTTGATAGTAATATTATCAACAGTACCGTTTGAGTAGAATTGGTTGGTTAGAGCAGAAACTACAGGGATATACTGTTCAGATAAGAACTTACTTCTTAGGTTGATTGGAACAGTATACATATACTTCCAAACATAACCATCATCAGTGGTAATGGGGTCTACAGAAGTTCCTAGTGGCTTATTCTGAGATTGAGCACCATTGTTGTTATCTAAACACTTATATACGTTATAATCTTCAGTCATAACGTAGAACTTACATTCTTCTAGTTTCTGAGAACCAGAAGGAGCAACATTAACCTTTGCTTTTAACACAGCACCGATACCAGCCCCACCTGTTACTGTAACAGTTGGCTCAGAAATGTATCCTACACCATTAGAAGCATCTGAAATTCCGTTTGCACGAAGTTCAGCATTATCTTCAATACCGATAATTTGTCCATCAAGGACAATAGGGTAAAATTTAGCCCCAGTACCACCACCACCTGTTATAGTGATGGTTGGTAATGAAGTGAAACCAGTACCACCGTTGACTACATCAATACCAAGAATTTCTGTAGTGTATTGATCATCATACATATCATAGATTTCACCGCTAGTCCAGTTAATTCTTGGGATAACGAATGAAACATCTGATGGAGCAATCTGCTTCATTGTGATAATTTGGTTACGAACTTGATTCTCGTATGCCACGCTATCAAATGGAGCAGGTGGATTTGCTTCATCATCCCACTTCAGAGTTTTACCTAAAAAATAGTAATACTGAGAAGTTCTGTTTGTAATATCCTTATAAACACCGTCTGCTAGTGCTTTATGTAGAATAGTTTTTAATAATGCAGATGATGTAGTCGCCATCGTGGAAACCCTAAAATTTTAATTACGCTACTGTAACAACCCAAGTAATTGCTAGTGTGTCGCCAGAACCCTTAGTAACAACTGGGAAAGTAGTGCGGCAAAGCATAGTACCACCTGAAGAAGCATTGAAAATACCTGCTTCAACGATCGCACCGTCGCCAGTACCAGCTGGGAAAGTTGCAGTGAAAGTAACAGCGTTATTGGTAGCAGTATCACCAGATAGTGAAACACGACCAGTCTGAGTGCCTAGAGCAGTGTCAGATGCTGATGGAGTAGTTGAGTTTGTACCAATAGCCATGTGAGTCATGGATGCTGGTGAGTTTGTGGTTGCACGAAGTTTTGCTGCGATGAAGTTCTTACCAGTTGTAACAACTAGGTTAGGAACTACGTAATCATAGGTAACTTCACCCTGAGCATTAGTCTTGACGATATGTACACGACCAGTTGCTTTAACTTCAGATGTTTCGAATTGTTCAGTCATAGAGATCTCCTTGTTTAATTAGTGAAGGTTGTCTGCAGTCCAACACTATATTCTTCTGAATAGTAATCTTGCGCTTGATAAGAGTTTTTCCAAACCTTACCTGTATTAGTCCATGTTCCAACACTGGTATCGGCAAGCGATTTACCTATATTTAGGCTGTTTGTATCGGATAGACTCTGTGAATCGGATAATGATTTGCCGAAAGAGAAGGTCTCATCATCAGTCATTGTAACGCTAGTGCTTTCTAGAGTTACACCACCGAATAAGAATTGAGAACCTAATGCTTTAGTAGTTGAATGAACCCAGTTAGCGTCTGTCATAGAAACGCTATTGTTATCTAGTGTAACCCCACCGAACAGATAATGAGAATTCAACGCTTTAGTTGTAGTTCTAACCATTGAATCTGATGGGGATACTGTGTTGTTATCTAGTGTAACTCCACCGAACAGATAATGAGCGTTTAATGCTTTTGATACATCACGCTTTGTGATAGACTCAGAAACGCTTTGTGATGTAGAAAGTGCCTTACTAAACACAAATGATAGTTCATCTGTAATATCTTCAATATAATCTTCAAGACCGATACCAAGAGACTTAACGATACATTCTAGGGCAACGCTTAGGTCAAACTTATTGGTGATATTAAACTCACCAAACAACTTCATGCCAGTTGGGTGTAATAGAGTTTTAACAGCTGCTTTATAGTTTTGTAGACGTTCATCAATCTTAACCACATAAGAGTATTTCTGATAATAGAAACTGTCTTGTAGTTTGATAGAATCGTCTAAGAAACCATTATTTGAAGTATAGTAACCTGGATACTTAACAAGAGCACCAAGTTTAATAGAAAGTTGAGCACCTTCGTTTGAGTCTGTCTGAGCGTTTCGGTAGTTTAGTGCAAATTCACGAGCGATTGTACCAGCGTATGTAGCATCAATGTATTGATAGTCTACCCAATCTGCATAGTTGACATAACCCTGTTCATCAAAACCTAAAGTTCTATCTCTAATGGTTAAGTCTTCACCAACTACAGTAGAACTAGAAGTTGGAGGATCTGCAAGATAGTTGTTAATTGAGTTTGACGCAAGAATTGAAACACCAAAGTCTGATGTGTAACCAATACCGAATTTAATCAGTTCGCAATACTTGATACCGTTTTCTGGAGTAACTTGTGTAACTTTTAGTAGTGCACCAGTACCACCACCAGAGTTGATCTGGAAAACCTGCCCAACACGGAATTTAGTTCCTGGTTGTAGAACAATTGGTCTTTGTGTTGCTGGTAGAATTTCTGCTTGGAAAGTGTCACGATATTTAATTTTATCGCCTACGTTGATAACACCAAAGAAACGCTTGTCTAGGTAAAATTCATAAATATCACCACCAAGAGCAACAATACGATCTACTTCACCAGTAAGAACTTCTTTACGGTCAACTAGAACACGAATAGTTCTACCTGCAGTAACGATGTCAACAAGTCTTCCGACTACATCATCTGGGTCACCATATTCAACCTTAGCAAAAACTGAGATTTCTTGGTTCCAAGTACCGTCTGATGCTTTAAGCATCTGTTGACCTGGATAATCAATCTCAACATTCTTACCATAAAGCAATCTGAACAATAATTTGAACGATGCTTGTGAACCCTTTGAACGATATAGTTCTTTGATTCGTGGTAGTACAAGACGCTCGTCTTCAAGCATTAGCGGTAAGTGAACCGCTAATTCTTTTCTGAATAGTTCGATGTATTGGTCTAGTGTTTTATCAAGATCTCTAGCATCAACAAAGTCTACTTGTTGAGTCTTTAACCAAGCATAGTACGCTTCAACGAAAGCGACGAATGCTGGGTAATCCTCCCTGATAAACTCAGGGAGTTGTCTTGCCACTACTGCTGATAAATCGGTTCTCATCTTTAAGATCTGATAGAATTAAACTTATAGTTGTAACCTGCACCAGTATCACCAGAGATGGTATCATCAGCGATAGCAGTAACACGGAGTTCTGTTGGGTCAATCTGCACGATTTGGTTTAGAGCAGAAATAACGTCGTATGTTTCTGGGCGAACAATCCAGTCATAGATTGGACCATCAAGAGCAGTGATAGTAAGGTTACGAATAACAACTTCACCGAGTTCGTAGTTAATTTGACCAATGGCTGGATTTACGATAACTTTATTGAAAGAATCATCTAGGTAATAAAGTCTAACATTACCAACTGAGTCATCATCCATAAAGTGGATTCTTGTGCTATTTGGAATGTAAAAACCAGTTGTATAGAACGCTGGGTTTTCTTCAGAACCTTCTTGAGAGATTGGGTTAATCAACTTAAGAATATACTGAGTAGATACGTTGTATACTGGGCTATGTGGATGGTGTAGAGTTAGCGTTGTGATGTTGTTAGCGATCGCTGGATCTGCAGAGTCAATAACTCGTAGAAGTTTAGAATAGCGAAGAACGCTATCAAAACGCTCCAACTCTTCATCGTTATACTTCATGATTGCTTCTTTAACCTGAGTCTCAATCTGAACTGAAGTTTTTGGTGTAGCACGTGGATCATAGTAAACAGCCACGTCTAAGCCGATGTTAAAGTATTCTGGATCAACAATTTCTGGAACAACAGTAACGATATTACGTTGTTGTAGAATTTGAGTAGTAATCAGTTCTTTTTGTTGGTTGGTTAGTTTAGTTGCGTCTTTTGGCTTGATGCAAATGAACACCTTACCATATTGTGGTGTCTTACTTTTTGCTTCATCTACGTTAGAATATCCAACTGTAATACCAGTTGCGATACCGTCTTCGCCACCCCAAACCTGAACAGATTGAGCGTCAGCAAAGTTATTGTAGACTAGAGTTTTGTAGTCGTCAGTTGTAACTGCTCGGTTCTGAGCAGCGTACATTCTTGGTGCATTAAATTTAATAGAAGTAATATCTTCTGGAGCACCACCACCGAAAGCAGCAGTGGTTGTGGTAACTGCCAAGTTACTACCTAGAATGTTTACACCATTATAGGTGAAAGTGCTTGCGCCATTTGGTGCTTCTAGACTAGAAACGAAATAAGAAACTGTGACAACATTACCAGCGTCTAACGCTTTACCTAAAATGTTGTCACCAAACTGAAGTTCGTATAGACCATCATCAATTTCTTTAATGAAGTATACACGTGATTCGCTATTTACAGAAGACAAGTCTTGAGAAACAGTGTATGTGTAATATACGTCTGATGTGGCGTTTTCCTGCATCGTTACAGAAAGAGTATCCAAACAAACATTGGCGTTTGGAATAATAAATCTTACACCTGGAGCATTAGTGTATCTGTAAGTTAGTGGAGTGCCTTCGTATAGTTTTAGATTATTAAAGACATAAGCACCACCAGATTTGGCTACCGTAACATCTTCTAGGTTATAGAAAGTATAGGTTTTATTATCAACAATAGTAGTGAATGCTTGAAGTGCTGGGATAGTGGCAACGTCTGGTGAAGAAGTTGGAGCAATGATTCGAGCAGAAACTTCAGCAATAGAACACTGAGCAGAACGAGGCATGTAACCTAAAGTCTTAGCGATAGAAACAACAGATGAACGCTTGCTCGCTGAGTCTAAGAACATCTCATTAAATGCTAGATTAGTATAAATGGCATTATAATGAGTGTTATACGCTAGGATGTCTAAGAGAACTGATAAAGCAGAACCTTCAAAATCATAGTCAGTAAACTGGTCTTGATTCTGTAGATACGCTTTTAGGTTGGTCTTAATGTTATCAAAGTCTAACTCTGATACTGCAATTCTTTTGTTATTTGTAGCCATTTATCGAGTTCTCTCTAGTGCTAAGTCAAGAGTAATTGGTCTTGTGGTGTTAACGATGCTGAATGTTAGAGTAACGTATACAGCGTTTGAGTCGCTTTCATCTTGAACCTCAACGTCTATGATATTGACTCTTGGTTCGAAGTTGTTGATAACATCAATAATGGCTCTACGCATCATAACCGTAAACATTGGTCCAGGAAGATCAAACAGTAGTTGTCTAACTGGAGAGCCGATTTCGCTATGGAATGGTCGTTCAAAGTTTCTTGTTAGAAGAAGACTCTTAATAGACTGCTTAATAGCATCTTCATCGTTTCTACGGACAATATCGCCTGTCACTGGGTGAGCAGTAAAATTTAGGTCGAAGTCGGTGAAGGTTCTTGTATTTCGTGCCATATTGATTATTTATTAACCTTTGTTAAGCCTTGCTTGGTCTGTAGATTCCGATAATATCGAATCCTTTGTATCCACTCATACTAATCAAACCATCATATGACAAACTAACTCGTCCACCCTGTGGGTTGTTTGCTGTGCTACCAGAACCACCTTGGTTACCACCCAGCATACCGAACTTACCGTTAGATTTGACGTTCCAAACGAACGCCACGTGATTACCACCTTTGTTAAACTTGATGTGCATTACGTCGCCATTCTGAGGATTATCCGTAACTTTGGTGAATCCGAATTTTTGTTGCATATTGGTAGCTGCTGCAGCAGAAGCAGTTTGAACCCACTTATGACCAGTTTGTTTGAGTACCCAAGTACAGAAAGCCATACACCAAGCAGTTTGGTCGCCACCAGCTGCGTAAAGTCCTGGAGAACTTCTATCTGGAACAGGGTTCTGGATTAGGCTGTACAAGCCAATATCTTTCCACATGGCAACGATATTTGGATTACTGTCTTCAACTTTACCTGAAGTCATCGCACGTTCAGTCCAATAACTACCCTTACCTAGTTCATAATGCTTCTGTAGGAATGCTTGTAAATCACCCTCAGCCATAGGTTGCGCTGGTCCAACTGGTGCAGCTGGATCTTCTGGAGGTTGTTTCTTAGCAGCAACTGCGCCAACACCTGCTGCATCTAGATCTTTATCAATAACAACTGTGCCAGCAGATTCTAACCACTGATCAAGAAGTTCAGTCTTAATTGGTGCTTCTGGTGCTGGACGAACTGGAGTAGTTAAAACTTCAAATGAGTCATCTCGAGCATCTGCAGTTGGAGGAGAAGCAAGAGTGGTAACTGGCGCAGTACCACGCTCCAATGATTCAAAACCTTCTGTTTCAACTGCAGCACCTTGTTGGGCTTTCAACTGAGTACCGTCTAGAGCAACGATACCACCTGGAGATTTAACGTGAACGATATCGCTACCAGTTAGTCGAGTTTCTTTACCATACAGGGAAAGCATAACGCCTGCATCTGTTTTAATGTTTCCTGAGGATTTTAGAGAAAGATCTCCAGCTGTTTCTAGAGCATGTTTACCACCAACATAGTTAATAGAGTCGCCAGTTACAGCAGTTTCGCTACCGCCAGAAACATAATGTGCAGTATTACCAGTTGTTACGCTAACCTTATCACCAGAAACCCAAGTGTTGAAGTTTCCTTCCACAGATAGATTGAAGTCACCACCAACTGCCATATTTACGTCTTTGGTTGCACCGATGTCTACTTGTCCGTGGAAAATTGCCTGTGTACCACCATTGACTTCAATATTAGCGTCACCTTGAACGAGAATATTGACAGAATTACCAACAGTTAGATTACATTTACCAGCAACATAAATCATTCCATTGCGGTCGTAGATTGTGTATCCATCACCAACGATTTTATTAACCTGAGTGCCGTTAGCGTCAATGTCGATGAACGTACCCTTGCGATGAGTCAGAGAAATTGTCTCATGACCAGTCGTATCATCAAACATCATAATGTGACCAGACTCAGATTCATACACTTTGTTGTATGGATACTGACCACCGAATGGAGCAATAGGTTGCTCAAAAGAAGTTCCAAGTGCACACGGAATCTTCAGTGTTCTGATTTGGTCTTTATACGCAATTGCAGTTTCTTGGATAACACCACGTGCTAGACGATTGGTGTCTGGCTCGTTTAGGAGATTACGTAGAGGATACTTACCCTTTGGATCTCTGAAACCAATTGTGGCGTTTTCAGAACGATCTTCTAGTAGTGCATCTTGCTTTTCTTTTGGTAGCTGAGAAACTTCTTCTTTAGTGTAAACTTTACCAGTTGCGTCATCAACTGGTGGACGAGTAGTAGGTTGAGCAGAAATTTCTTGACCAAGGAAGTAGTTGTAGAAAACTTCTTTCTTAGCGTAACCACCTTGAATGTCTTTACCTGTGCGCTCTCTAGCAATAAAGAAATAACGTGGAGAATCTTGTGGTGTATCCTTCATGCGCTCTTTGTAATAAATAGCACAAGCTGCTGCAGCGCAAGTAATGTCGCTGTTTAGTAGTTCAGGATTACCTAAGATGTCGTAAGTGTAACCATACTTCTTCAAATCATTTTGCATTTTGGTATAATTTGATTTACCAGTCAGCTGATTAAAACCACGACCAAAATACTTTCCACCATCTCCAGGTTCTTTGTTACCTAGTTCTTGACCCTTTGGTGTAGTGTGCCCGTAAATTTTCTCAAAGAACTGTTCAGGTGTAACTTTACCACTTGTATACTTTTCTGCTTCAGTGATATCACCTTTGAATGCACGGAAACTATTAACCAGAGTATTTGCGTTAGAGTATCTGTGTCCCTCGTTCTTTGGAACCCACTTTGTTTCACCGCCAACGATACCTAGAATACCAGCAACAGCATATTTGTGAGTGATACCTAGTTTAGCAAGAGCATTAACGATCTCTTGGCATGATTGTTTTGCAATACCTTCTTTACCTTTCTCAATTTCTTTTGGAGGTGGCTGAAGGTTGATTGGTGTATTGAGAACAACTGGGTCTGCTTTTCCAGGTTCTGGTTGAGCAGTGATTGAAGTGTCTTTTGCTGCTGGCGCAGGTGGAATTACGATATCCTTACCTTCTTTATCAGCACCAGTGATTGGTAGAGTTTTAGTCTGCAGTTTAGCACCAGCTGGTTTACCAAACAGAGAAGCAAACTTATCGCCAAATGCAGCTGCAGTAATCGCAGCCATCTTGTTCTTGATGTTTTGAATCTCGCTGTCAACTGCAGTTGTTAATTGATTAACTTCTGCTTCTACTCGATTACCTAGAGTAACAACAGAACCATCTGCTTTTGTTACTGGTTTGCCATCTGGCGCAGCAATAACACCACCATCAGTGGCAATGTTTCCGCTATCTTCTAGAGCAACTGATGCAGCCTTTGATTGTGGAATACCACCAATCGTACCAAGCATAATTGGTTGTTGTTGGTCAGCATCAGCAAATGTTATGATTACAGAAGTACCTTCAACTGGACCAACTGGTGACCAGCCAATACCGTTCATTGCAGCAGATGTGACTGGCTGCATTGGTGTTGCCCATGGTAATTCTGAAGTAGGTAGAACTGCCTTATCGTGAGTGTGCAAACCTACCACACGAACTTGGCAACGACCAAGTTTTAGTGGGTCTTTACGGTTTTCTACAACGCCATAGTATAACTGCATTATTTGTCCCTGTTCATATTCATAACTGAAGATTCTTTAATCAATTGCATATGACACTCGTGTCTTTCTCTGTCAAAATAATGATTAACTGCTGAGATTAGATAATTACCAGAGAAGATTTTATCTTCAATATCAGTTTCTGCTTTTTTAATTGGCTCAACTCTGTTTAACTTAACGCTTACTTTCTGACCAACAGTATAGTCACAACGTCCTGGAACAGACATTTCTAGGATATTGGCTTCGGCTAGTTTCATTGTAGATAAACGCTCTTGATTAAACTTAGCGTTGGTGTTATCGCCATATCCAACGTATGTACCAAACATCTTAGGATAACTCATGATAAGAGAGTTGGCTTTAAACAATGCTTTATCTGAGTTGATTGGGTTTTCGTTTAAGTGTTTCTGTTCTTTGAATCTGTCAAACATGCTATACACTTTAGTGCTGTATTGTTTAGTTGTTGTGTCGTAACTAATCTGACGAGAACCGAGCATACCATTAGACAGTCTGTCAAGATAATCAAATCCAACTGGAATGCGAATGTCTAAAATTCTTTTATAGTCTTCCTGAGTATTTCTGATATCAGAAGCATTTGGAACTTTATC